AATCTTCTATTAGTACTAGACTGAACTTGAAATATTGTTAATGGATTCGTAGTACCTATCCCAACTAAACCCCCACTTGTTATGCGCATACGTTCGGTTCCGTTGGTTTCAAATGCTAAAATTCCACCTGTTTCTGTTTGTCTTATAGTTTCATATCCTATACCAATAGCAAGTGTATTATTTTCTGCTGCAAAACGAGCAATATTTGTAGCTGATGTGTTATCTGCTGACCTTACTGATAACCTCTGACTTGGATTGTTAGTACCTATACCTACGTTACCGCCACTTGTAAGAGTAAATGGTTGATTACCTGCGGTTTCATTAAATATAAATAATGAAGTAGTGCTTAAACCAAATTTATATTTTTGAGCAGTACCACTTGTTTTTTCAAATGTTATTGTTCCACCTTCCGTACCATTACTTGTTAAATGTAACATTCCTATTCCACCACCGTTGTAGGTATTTGATAAGGTTGCACTCGTTGCCGTTACACTACTTGAAAATGTAGCTGCTCCTGATGAGGAAAACCACAGATTATCAGTTACATAAAATCTATTAGCAGCATTATCCCAATATATCTGTCCTTTATTAACTCCACCATTCCTAAAATTTATTGTAGTATATTGACCTGTTGGATTGTTTAAAGTTATATTATCTCCGTTTGTACTAAACGTAGCACTCGTTCCTGTTAAAGCACCTGTAAATCTACCCGTACCTGATACATCAAGCAAATAAGAAGGGTTTATATTACCAATACCAATGTTCCCACCTGCCTGCATAAAGAACCTTGATGCAATACCACCTTCATTAATTACTAAGTCATTGTTAAATGTAGATATATCCCATAGCTTGTTAGATGATGCAGTGTTTCTAAATAGTAGTGCAAAGTTTGAATTGTCTGAATTTATTAATATCCCACCACTGCTTGTTGTTACTTGCAATCTTCCTTGAATATCTGTAGAACCATTGCCTACGATTACATTTGTGCCATTATCAAACACTTGACTATTCCCTATTGTACTTGCACCTGTAAACTTAGATAGGAAGTTTGTAGTACCTGTACCTTGAGTGGGAGTATATCCTAAAGCTGAACATACGTTAGCTCCTGTTAAGTTTAAACAGATGTTACCACTTGTTGTTACAGGAGAGAAACAAACATTCAAGTTTGTAGCTACCACACCTACAGAGGTAACAGTACCTATACATGTTGTGTAACCATTTGGATTGGTTGCATTGTAAGGTGTATATCCTAATGCTGAGCAAACATTTGCTCCAGATAAGGAAATACCAAATGTGCCAGATGTTGTGATTGGACCACCTGTTACAGAGATGTTAGTTCCTGTAGCATTTACGCAAGTCACTGTACCTGTACAGCTAGTTCTGCTATTAAAGCTGTTCCAGTCTGCAGCAGTTAATAAACCTGTGCAAGTGGATGAAGCAGTGGAGATATTAACACCAAGTGTACCACTTGACGTGATAGGGCTACCAGTGATTGAAACACCAGTGGTTGAAGTGGATGCTGCAACACTTGTTACAGTGCCTACGTTCCATGTTCTATTTGCAGACAGGTCCTGTGTTGTACCATTAATAGTTAACTGTCTTGTCTGATTGACAGGTGTAAATCCTAATGCAGGTTGTTTATTGTTGAATGTATTCCAGTCAGTAGAACTTAAATAACCATCTGTGGTTGTATTAGATTGTGTAATACCAAATACACCAGTGGTAGAGTTGTAAGTTAAAGGAGCTGTATGACCTACAGCAGCTCTCACTCTCGCATCTGTATAATATAAGTTGCCACACTCAGTAACTTGACAAGTTAGGTAATCACCAGTGGTGGCTATAACAGTACCAAATCTACCAAATACGCTAGTTACGTTTTCAGTGTTATCTATTTTAACCCATCCTGTAGCAGACTTAACTGCTAAGTCACCAACATGCCAATCATTAATACCACCAAGGTTTGTTGTTCCCTGTACAGAAACTCTCCAGGCCCAACCTGTTGTAGTTGTTCCAGATATATCAGGAGTGTTTGTAGCAGCATTCCAATCACCTTGTAATATAATACCACCAGCTGTTGCACTATCAACGTAAGTCTTAACAGCTAGTTGTGTAGGATAGAGTGTGTTTGATGCACCTAAAGATGTGCATGTAGATTTATTTGCTACATCTTCAGGAGTGTATCCTAATGTAGAACAAATATCCCCACTAGTTGTAGGGTTTGCACTTGTAATTAAACCCTTACCATTTACAGCAATGTTTAATAAAGTTTCAGATGTAAATACATCAGTGTTAACTGTGTTCAGTGTAAAGCAAACAGATCCAGGACCTGAAGCTGTACCATCACCAGTGAGGTTTGTAATGTATGGTAGAGGAGGAAGATCTGCAGTTACCAAAGCTCTATATGTAGGAGTTCCTGATCCACCATCAGGACCAGCAAACACTGTGTTAGCTGCTGCATTAGTTAATGCAAAACTTAAAGTGGGAGTTGTTGTAGGAGTTGTTACACATGTAGTGAATAGTGGAGGCAAGTTACCAGAACTAAAACTTGTTACCTTTTCTGGAAGATCTGGGTAATCATTAGTAATTGTAAAGTTTGGATATGATCCAGCTATAGAAATACCAAAACCAGCATTTAATCTTACAGTTTGGTCAGGTGCAGTGTTAACTATATTTATAACTGGAGTGGTATTAGGATTGCTTACAGAAGCAGAAATACCTGTTCCAGAAGTAACAGCCACGTTTGTAACTGTACCTACATTCCAACTTCTATTAGCTGTTAAATTTTGAGATACACCATTGATACTCAATTGAATAGCATCATCTACAGGTACATATCCTAGAGCTGTAGTGATATCACCACCACTCACTGGAGTGGCAGATGTGATGAGACCTTTACCATTTACAGCAAACTTAAGGAAGTTGTTGCTTCCATAAACGTCTGTATTAACTGTATCTAGTGTTAGTGTAACTGGAGATCCAGTGAAACCAAATCCATCTACATCTCCTACAAAACTTAATGATTGAGCTGGATAGTTAATTGGTGTAGATGTTACGTTTGTAACCCTACCCTTAGCATCCACTGTAATACTAGGAATAGATCCAGAATTACCATATGTACCAGGAGCACCAAATACTGTTGCTAATGTAGCAGTTACAGAACCTGGTCCGTTAGCTAATACATCACCTGTTAAATTTGAAATATAGTTACCTGCAGGCTGATAGCTAGTTGAATCTAAGCTACCGTCACCCTTTACAAAATCTGTTGATGTGCCACCTGTTGTAGCAAGAGCAGAGGCTTCTAATGTACCAGCAAATGCAAGTCTATAAAGACCACCTATTGTGGTATTCTGAGTTAATGCTCCACCTAACATAACTGGTTGACCAGGAGCTAGTTGTTCAATACCATTCGTAAATATATAACCTAAACCAGCGTCTTGAAATTTTTGGTCTATTTTCTGTAGAGCAGTCTCAAGATTGTCATTGGTAGTAATGCCTGTATACACCAAAGTGTTACCTTCGTAGAATACGCAGGTAGCATTTAGTATAACTGGACATGGTTCAGCTGAACAAGTAACATTCATATCTATAGGTTAGGAGTGTATTGTAAATATAACAAAGCGAATGTGCAGGGAACACATTCGCAAAGTTAATGAATATAGTTTATTTTCAATGAGTTACGATAAAGAATGCCACATAATATAGCAATAATTCCCTATTTATCTCATACGTGATTCAGCACTAACCCTGATATCTTGGGCTTTAGCGAGTTCTGGGAAGAATATAGGTAATACATCTGATTGTACTTGAGCAAATCCAGGTACAAGATTGAAGAAGTATTTAAGTGGGTGGGCTTTATCCATCATTTTTTGATCATCTGAAACATATCCGTAGGTCTCATTTACAGTGTTAGCTATAAGTTTCTCCACCTTAGATAACATACCTAAGGATGGAAGGATGCTACCTCTTGTCATGCTCTCCATAGATGTAGGCTTATAATAGAAACTAAGTTCATCCTCAATCTTATTCATAGCCTTTAGAATATACTTATATCTATTTCTAGTTACAGGATCTAATGTTTCATCATCATCAGGAACAGCAGCCCCAGCAGCTAATACTAATGCCATCACTCCAATCAATAGTTGTAATTCTTTAAGCTCATTGGTAAGCTCAGTTCTAACTAAATCATAGAACTCTTCATCTGTAATATCAAGCTCTTCTCCAGTTTTTCTGAAGTGCTCTTCCTTTTTAGCAGCTAACATCTCATCTAGAATACGAAGACCTTCGTCTGTACCATTGATGATATCTCTCATCTTCATGATGTTTCTAGTACCTAGCTGAGCCCAAGTCTTAACAAACAGTCTGGTTCTACCATATGACCACTCATCAAGTACTAAGTCTTTCTTAATATCTGATGCACGTAGAGACACTTGTTTAGGAATCCAGTTTTTGAACATCATGAATGAACTGAATATTGAGTCTCTTCTGTAACCAGCTTTGTTATCAACACTCATTTGACCGTTTAGCTTTCTACCATATTCAACTACTGTTGTACGGTATTTAGCAAGTTCTTCTGTTGACACTCCAGGGATTGTTATCTTATCTCCTTCTATTTTAACCACCTTATCAAGAGATGATGTTTCTTGTAGTTCTTTAACCCTAGCATCAAATGTCTTCTCAAGATTGCGTCTTTCAAACTCATCTAAAGTTTTGTATCTTTTTTGATCTTGCTTCTTAACATATTGTCTGATGTTCACAATCTTACCATCTACCACCATTGAGTTTTCATTCATACTCATAGCGTTAGCATATTGTAACTTTCTTTCTGGGAAAGCGTTGGTAGACATCATTACATCACTAAAGCTCCATGTACCTAACCAATCCATTAAGCCTTTCTCTTTAGCAATCTCTCTTCTTTTCTCTTCACCAATGCTTTCATTCAAAGGCATGATTAGATGTAGCAATGCTTTCTCTTCATTGGTAAGTCCTATACCAGTGGTGATTTTTCTGTTATTAGTTCTGAATTCACCAAACTTATATCTACCACCTGCATTGATGTATGCTTGGAAGTTATAACCAAAGTAGTTGGCTACAGCAATCAATGGCTTCAAACCAACAGCTAGACTTTGTACAAGGATGTCTGAGTTTCTAAGTCCTTTCTTAATAGATACAACCTTCTGTTGTTTCTTATCTTCGTCCTTTATAATCTTACCAAGCACATTTCCTAAGCTAATGTTACCTAAAGAGGAAAGATCTTCTCTAAGACCATATAAGTGGTCATTGATAATAGCTTCAAATATAGAAGCATTCTTGTTTACAGAATCATCCACCTTAGGTCTATCACCTTCCCACACAATCTCACCACCTTCTAATACAATACTTCCTTTAGTTTGTTCTACCTTCTGTAATGTTAAAAGGGTGTTCTCTAGGTTCTTTGCATTCTCATATTCTAATAATGATTTAACCCATAGTGTACCCACTTTGTTTAGATCTCTAGATAGTTGATCTACAGACTTCCTACTTCTCTTGAAGTATTTAGGAATCTCTTTCTTAATCTTATTAGTCTCTGGATCTATCTTAGAAAGGTTTTGCTCTTCATCCTGTGTAGCTGTATATAAATCAGCAAAGAAATCTTTAGCTTGACCAAATACACTTCCTGTTTGAGACATCTTTTGTAAAAGACTAGCCTCAACTAATGGGAAGAATGAGTTACCTTCTCTATCTAAATAACCAGCTTTTCTAGCTCTTTTATTTAACTCTGTAAAGAATGTCCATACATCTAGAGCAGCTTTACTTTTAGCCATCTGTTTGTACTCTGGAGAAAGATGCAGTTCATCTTTCATTGTTTCTTTAAATAGTCTGTCAAATACGTAGTCTTTGTAACCATTAAATGTATCTCTAGATAGTTCAAGTCTGTCTCTTAACTTCTTGATTTCCATCTGTTGTTTATCGTAGTTCTCTTCAATACTCCTTGTTGTATACGTGGTCTTGTTGATGTCTTCTATTTCAGCATCAATTATCTTCTTAACCTTATCGTTGTATTCATCTATATTAATATTTGCTAATATAAATGACTTGTCTTTATTCTCTTTAGCCTCATTAAATTCCTTAAAGAAACTAGGATCAATCTTCTTGATTAGCTGTAAACCTGAATCAGTCACCTTACCAATCATGTTAAATGCTGTAGTTCCTCTAGCTTCTGCTTCTCTTTCTAGAGCAATTAACTTAGGTTTGAAATCATCAAGAATTTCAGCCACCTTAAGATTTATTAGGTTCTGTGATTCTAATATCAACTTAGCACCAAGTCTAATAATCTTAGCTGGAAGATCAAGAGCTTCTGAAAATGTTCTAGCAAGAAACCCTACTTCTTTCTCAGCATCTAATATTGTACCTGCTTTTTCTTTTGTTACAATTTTCTCTTTTACAGCAAGTTGTAGAGTGTATTCCTTTTGTAAGTCAAGAATCTTACCTAACATTCTCTTTGTTACAGAAGCCTGGTGTTCTAGGCTAGCTAATACATTAAGATCCTCCTTACTCAATCCTTCTTTAGGAAACTGAGAAAGGAATATTGAATCTAGGTTGGTAAACTTCTTAGCACTATTCTCGTAAGATAGTAGTTCTTGAAGTTTAGCTTTTACTTCATCTGCAGAAAGAGTGTCATAGTTTAAGTTCTCAAATCCTTTAATAACTTCAGCAGAGTTTCTTAAAAACGTATCACCTACAGCAGCTAATGGGGCAAAGTCTAAGTTAACGTGTAAGCTACGTATTGCAATACTTAGTTGTTCTAGTTGTCTTCTCTTAGTACTTTCTTTCTCAGGAGCAACTTGGATCTTACGTAATTTATCATACTGAGCTCTTAATGCACCTAATAACTTATCTACAGCTGGATTACCTGTAAGTTCTGATGTTACAGGAACAGGTAGTGTATATATTGAATTTAACTTAGGATTTGTAGGATCTCCCACTTCTAATGTTGTAAGCACTAGAGGACTCTTCTTATCTCCAACAATAGCATGATTATATCCTGTTACGAAAGGAATCATCCTAGCTTGTCTGATATCTTTAGTCTTTACACCATATTGGTTTGCAATGATGGTGTATTCATTCATTTGAGCATTCCATTCTTTCTGTTTGAAGAATGGTATATCTTCTGATTTAGCTCTATCTATATTAGCAAACTTCCAGTCAAGAATGTCTAGCTTAGCAGATCCATCTTCTTGAGGTATGATAGCTGCAAAGTCTATTGTAGAAGCCATCATTCCCTTCACCTTTGTATTAACAACCTTCTTCTCAATAAGGAATCTAGTTCCATTAGGATAGGAGTTAATTAAGTTCTCAGCAAAGATTTGTAATTTCTCCTGGATGTCAGGATTTAATTTAGATTGAATAGCTACGTATGACTTAGGTTTCTTATAACCATTCTTATCGATAAGATTAGTTGTAATGAACTTATCAAGAAAGTTGTGTCCTTCAGATCCCCAATCTTTCTTCATATCATCTTGAACCTTCTGAGCTGTAGTTCTTTCATAAGGAACATCACCCTTGGTCATCTCAGTTACAGTCATTGCAACTCTTTCTCCATCATATTTATAATGTCTCTTATCAGTGGCAGTAGCAAGAAACGGTCCTGTTATTTTATTAGCTTCTGTAATAAACTTATTATAGATTTCATCTACAATATCATTCTTAACCTGATAGAAGGTTCCTTCTTGACTAATGTCTGATACAGTACCTCCTACATCACCAGCAGCAATTTTACTAGCAGCAGTTTGGAATATGTCAATGTTTGATTTACCATATAATCCTCTAATGAAATCAAGGATGGTATCCCACCACACACTAACTAGAGATCTATCTTCTTCTTTCATTAACTCAGGGAACTCTGTAGAGCCTTCTGAATTGTTAACAATAAGCTCAGCAATCAACTTATCTACGGCTTCCTTCTTAATCTTACGAATATCAGGCTTACCATTAGCTAACTGGTAGTTCTTATTGTTCTTGTATTTCTCTAATGTTGTTTTATAAATCTTGAATCTGTCTATCTTAGAAATCATAGACGTAACTAATTGAGGATTAGTTTGTTCCAATATAGCTGTAGCTAAGTGGACCATCTCCTCTGTAAGAGCAACATCTTCCATTCCCTGGGCAACAGCTATTACACCTTTAGTTAAATCAGCCACACCATTAATAGACTTAGTATCTAGTCCTACACTCTTAGCATAGTCAGCTAAGTCTTGTATGGATATACCCATTTGTCTAGCAGCATTCCTTACAAGCTCTAATGTTTCTTTAGATGCTTTAGAACCAGTTGCTTCTTCTAGTTGAAAATCTAAATTGGTGTTTGGTGTAAATGTATTTTCATATTCACCAATATCAAATGTCTTACCTGTTTTTGTAAAACCATTTTGTAAAAGTGTTGTAAGAGGTATGTTAAAGATAGGATCAATTCCACCTAGTACAACAGTTCCTTTACCTACAGGATCAAGATTGTATACAGGAATACTATCAAGAGACTCTAGTCTTTCAGTAGCTGATTGATCACCATCTTCATAAATTGCTAATTGTGCTTCTCCTGTAACTAATTGAGAACCAATCACATTAGCATTATGAACCATGTATTCAACACCACCATAATCTATAATCTCGCCTTCCTTAGGAATATATTTTTCAATAAATTCCTTTTCTGGCATTTGCGTATTGTTATATGTTATTAGACAACTCATTATCCCTTACATTTTTTATCTATAATATTATTATCTCTTAAAGCATTTACCACATCTGTAGGCTTTGTAGAAGCGGTTATTCCAGGTGTTGAATCAATCTCTGGTAATAGGTTAAGAATAGTAGTATCCTCCACCTCTTTCACCTTAATATATCCATTATCAAGCACAGATTGTTGTCCTGTTGTTACATTAGGATTTGCTGGATCCTCTGTATCATAAAGCTCATTAGCTCTAAAGCTATCTCCCCATGCATTGATTGCTTTGTAAACATAAGATGTATAGGTTTTACCACTCTTATCTTCAGTGGTAAGTTGGATTGGGTTACCAAATCCATCTTCTACTCTCTTGAATAACCCTTTGTTGATATAAGAATAGTCACTCTTCTTTCTCATTGTAGCCTTTTGCTCTTTGGTAAAGTTACCCTTTTCCCATACAAAGGTAATGAATTTTGAGTTTCCTTCCCTAGATAATGTAGAAATATTTAGTGTTTGAGGTATTAAACCTTTTTGAGTTGCTAATGCAAGTCTCCTGTCTACAAAGTTTATCTCTGAAGGAGAGTAAGGTCTTGAGAACCAGTTTCCTTTTTTACTCTTTTTCCAAGCTGCTTTCTTAGAAGGAACAATGTCTGTATCAGCCCAGTTGTTTCTTTGTAATACGTTTAACTTATTGAAATTGTTTAAGTTAGGCATCTTGTCTATCTTAGATAGAGTTTCATTATAAACAGCTGTGAAGTCTTCATAAGGAAGCAAAGATGTAATTGATATAGGTGAATTGTTTAAGCCAGACTGTAATACAGCAAGTCTTACTAATTTACCATATAGCTCAGTAGAAACATTTCTTTTTAGCTCACGGAAAGCATAGATGATTTGGTTTTGGTTATACACCTTAGCATCTTTACCTACCAAGAATATGTTATCTGGAGCACCTTCTCTTGTACCTGGTTTCTTTTGTATTGAATTGATAATCAAGTTGTCAAATAGAGGATGTGTCTTATCAGCTAACACCATGTTCTTATAATCCATGATTAATGTAGCAGCACTCTTTGTCGTATCATTTCCTAATAAGATGCTAGTAATACGTCTATTTACACCTGTATCAGTTTGTACAGCCCAGTCAAATAGATCGTTAACTGTCTTTCTAGCTAGCTTAACAAAGTCTCTATCATTCAATTGAACAAATGGAGTGAGAGCTTCCTCAATAACATCTCTTACAGCAGGCTTATCAGAGGTTAATATCTCTGCAAAAGCATCTCTAATATCTGTCATTGTTTCTTTTAGATAGCCTACAAAAGAGTTATTTAATATACCATCTACACCAGGTATAACATTTCCTTCATCATTTACAGATGAGAAGATTGTTCTACGAGCACTTTCTAATTGCTTTCCCTTCTTGAATATTAAAGATGGATCATTTAAAGTGGCTGTATCATAGTTAGTTCCTTGAGTAACTTGGAATAAATGGTTAGCCATTTTAGCGTATTTCAAGAACTCTTGTAGAACTAATTGTTGTTGTGCTTTTTGAGGATCAGTTAAATTATCAACATTTACACCAACCATCTTACCAAGAGCTGTCTCAGTTGGAAGTTCCGTAGCAACTACATCACCCTGTGGAGCATACTTATCCATTGTACCATCCATTAAGCTATCAATGAATAACCATGAGTAACCACTGTTTTCAAGTGAACCTAGGTAATCACGTACAATTGGTTGGTTCATGAAGTAAGCTATGGTTTGAATAGGTACCCCCACCTTAGCTAAGAACATCCATGTAGAAGCTACGTTTGGTGTAGCACCAAGCTCCATAATCCATGGACCCTTAGAGATATCCACATATCCATCAATGAACTGACCCATAATGTCAGATATAATTTCACCAGCTGTATTCTTAATCATTGATAGGGTAGGATATTTCTTACCTTTAACCACAATTGAATTGTGTGGTAGTAATATTTTACCATCATTTGATTTTAACCAAAATCTATCTTCTGCGTTTATAACACCATTCTCTAGGTTATCTGTATTAACGTACATAAGTGTACGTTGGTTCTGAGCGTGGTTTGTTTGGTTTACAGCAGCAATACCAATTGCATACTTACCAGATACAAACGCTTGTCTCAAACCAGTCATGAATCTTCTGCTTAACATATTAGCTGTAGAAGAGTAATCAATCTCTGGTTTACCAAGCTTCTTATTGATGTCTTTAGCAAGATCCTTCATCTGATCTGCAGAGTTAGGTTTGATTAAGGCATTAAAGTTATATGAAGAAGTGATTAAGTTTTCTAGAGATTTGAAGTAGGCATTCTCTAAAGACTTACCATACATCTTCTCAATAAACTCTTCCTTTAGAGCAGCTTGTAAATCAGCGTCATTAAGTTTGTTTAAGTTCTTACCTGCTTTCTCTAATCTAATCATCAACGCATCTTCTACGTCTGTAGCAGTCATATCCTCACCAAACATGTTTTTAAGGATAGGAATCCACTTATTGATTTGTTTATCTGAAGCAGTTCCTAATATAACATTTCCTAATAACTGTTGTAGGTTACCAAGTTTTTCAATCTTAGTCTCAGTTAATTCTTTTTTATTCTTAGCAATCTCATCAAATATGTCACCAAACTTAGCTTTAGATGCCTCATCTAAACCGTAGAATGGAACTAATTTAATGTTACCTTTACCATCATCATATATATTCTTAAGATAGATTGACAATTTATCTATATCAAAGTCAGATCCAACTTTCTTAACAAGCTCTGAAGGAATAACCACAGAGTCACCAAGTTCCTTAGGAAGGAATTTAGCTATCTTGAACGCATCAATTGAGTTTTGTTTTTGTGAAGGAATACGGAAAGCTACACTTCTAAGTATCTCTTGTCCTTCCTCACTACTGTTAAAAAACTCTAATAGCTCTTCATCAGACTTTTCACTACTAAACCATCTACCCACCATAATCTCACACACACGTTTACCATCTTCATTCACATAGAACTTAAGATTGTTAGATGTGTACGTCATTTTACCATTAACTTCTTCAACCTTAATTTCATTACCTAATAGTGTAGAAGGAACTTGTACCTTCATACCACCATTAACTTTAGGAGAAACAACGTTCTTATCAGCAATTGAATATAGAATGTTTCTGATTTGCTGGAATGCAGGGGTAGCTTCTAACACTACATCTCCTTTCTTAAAGCCAGCAAATGCAGCAGTTATGTTATCATTAACCTCTCTCTTTAAGATTTCATCAGATAACGTATTAATCATCTTATCTACATTATCTCTTGTTATCTCAAAACCTTTGTCAGTTTGGGTGATACCTAACTTATTAAGAAGCATTTCATAACCATGCTTAATCTTCCATTCTAATAAGGTTTGGTTACGTTGGATTTCTTTGTATAGATTGTTACCATTATTATAGCTAACCTTATCCTTAAGAGCGTTCCATTTAACAAAACGTTCTTCAAAATCTTCTCCTGGTTCAAAGTCTACAGGCATACCAGCTTGCATAAAGTCTAGGGTTACTAACTTAGTAATCTGACTACCCTGAGTAACTGCAGCATTTTCCTTAGAAGGAACCTCAGACTGAACACCCATAATATCAAAAGGAATGTTCACTATATCAGTTGGACTAACTACATCTGTATTAAACTTACCGTCTTTGTATAATTCAAACTTTTCACCTGCTCCAACCTTTCTACCTGTACCATATACAGCATAATCAATATCCTCTTCTTGCATCTTGTTATACAACTTGATAGCATCAGAATTAGGATTTAACTCATGTAATGTACGGAATGATAATGGGAATAGGGCAAACTTATCTAATACAGCATCGTTATAGTTTTTACCATCAGCCTTGTTACCAGACACAATAGGTTTAAGAGGAGTGTAAGCACTCATTACCCCTGGGTTTTTTCTATTGTATTTCTTAAGTTCTTCCTCAGAAGCACCAGATTTAAATAGTTTCTCATAACCTACATCATGTCTATATTGCTTTTCTTCAGCAGCATTCCAACTACTAGCTCTGATTCTGAAGTTACGGTTAGCTTTCATACTAATGTAACCACCACCATCTGTTTCTTCAAATATACCATATCCAGGTAAGTCACTTTTACTGAATACATCAGCTAGGGTGATTGTACGGAAGAAATCTCTAATGAAGTTTGTACGTCCAACCACATCATCTTTATCAAAACCTTCGTTGTAAACTCTATCAATAGCTTTATTCATTTCAGGTGAATTAGCTATTAATGGTTGACGTGGAGAGTTGAAGTTCTTAATACGCTTTAACTCATCCTTATATTGATATGGATCTGAATACACTAACTTATGTAACTCAATGTTAGCTATCATATAGTTAATTGCCAATCCTTTTAATTGTCTTGCTAAGATATCTTCGTCTATTATTTCATTGTTAGCAAATGCTAATCCTGATGCATCAATACCTTCTTCTGTAAATTGTATTGCACCATACTGTCTAAGCATTTGTTCAGAATCCTTAGCTTGTGCGTCAACTAAATCTTCTAAAGCTGAGTTGATTTTGCTTTCATACTTACTGTAAATAGCCTCGTTAGTCTTACCAGCTTTAACCTCAGCTACAATACTGTTATGTACATCAGCAGGAAGAATACCTTTAAAGAAACGTAAGTCTGTAGACTTTCTAGTTTTCTTTTCATCCTGTACAATAGGTCTATTCTCTCTAGAAAGGTTTAACTCAGACATGAAATATTCTTTGAATATATCATTCACAGCTTTCATACCTGTGTTCATAAGTTCCTTCTGAGATACAAATGTTCCTAGTTTAACCATCCATTCAATAGATGCGTCCCCAGGAACTAGATTCATATAGTATCCTTCAGAGTTAAGATTGAGTTCTTGGATTAGTCTTTCTTTAGCATTGAGCTTAGAAGACTCTTTCTTCTTATTAGTTTGTTCATTTACGCTACCATCAACATAACCTGTTTTCATTATGTCTGATGTATTAGCCCTACGTGCATTGTTTTTAGGATTGAATATCTTATTCATTGTAGCAGATCCTAAAGCAAATACGTCTGTAGTTAAGTATTTGTACTTTGTATCACCAAGCTCATTGTAGTTCTTAATGTTAGAGATGATGTCATACATATCACTCATTAGGTTTGTACCAATGTATGTTTGTGTACGCTCACCATTTAAGTTGAAATATGTGCTTTCAAATTCAGGGTTCTCTAGAATAGCTTTGATAGAACCTAGTCTTAATAACTGTCCATCAATATCTAATGACTTGGTAGTCAATGCTTTAACTCCTTCCAGAGAAGATAAGCTTTCAAGAACACCCTCAGTTGCTTCTCTAAATGTAGTTAATTGATTAGGTGATAATTTCTTTCTTAGTTCCTTTGGAGTGAATGTAATACCAACCTTTTCTAAGAAAGATGTATATGTTGATAACTCATTGGAAATCAACTTAATATTTTTAATAGCAGCTTGAGATGTATACTCTTTATTAACTGTATCATACTTAACGTATGTGTCACTAGTTCTAAGAGCAGATACAATATCTGAAGACATTTCACTTCTAGCCTGACTAGCAGCACTAGCTAATGAAGAATCACCAATCACTACATCTCCTGTAGGAAGTGTAAACACAATCTTCACATCAGCATTCTGTCTTTTAAAAGTCTTCCAGAATGATGTAGCTAATTGTAAATCGTATGTATTCTTTAACTGATCAAAGTCATAACCTGCAGCACTAGAAGGACGTTTTGTAATACGTTTGTATAATGCTTCATAACTAGGGTTATTAGTAGCAAGTTGTCTAAGTCTGTTAATCATATCATCTATGTTAACAGAGGTATGTAAGTTGTTCATCAATGTGATAAACACCTTGTCAGAAGGCATAAGAACAACTCCTCCCATTGAAGAACGTTTAGGTCTTGTTCCATCTTCGGTAATTTCCATAACAGGAAGTGTTCCTATCAATAACTTAATAGCACTACTTGCCTTCTTGAAGTTATCCATCTTTCTAGCATCCTGCCAGTCAGATTTACCAGAAGCATCTTCGTCAGTTAATATAGCTTGGTCATTCTCATCAAACTCTACAGAGTAGGTTTTAAGATACTCTTGATGTTTCTTAGTGATACTATCCCATTCTGCATCAACATTCTTGTGTAGGATGATTAGATTACTTTTGCTAAGAGCAGCTTCTTTTGCTGTAATCTCTTTTTTAGCAAGAGCATCTTCAATCATACTACCCTTCCAACGAATAAGATTTAACACTTCAGACTTTAATCTGTTGTATAACTCCTTCTTGTTTAATTCAGGAACACTGAATAAACTTTGGTTAGTTTTAGACAAGTCAGCTAATGTGCTGTATGTCATTTGTTCCATAATCTCATGCACCTGTGTAGCAGGAATCTTAGCAATACTAAATACGCTGGTGCTTGTAGCCTCAGCATCTTCAATATCTATAATACCCATTTTAGCATAAGATAGGTTAGACTCAAAAGGAATAACTGTCTTGTAATATCCATTACCAATTCTTTCAAATAACTTCTCAGTGTTTGATTGAGCCTTAGGACCTAAGAACATTTCCTTAATAAAGCTAACTAGGTCAGCAAACATCTTTAAGATGAATGGTCTACCCTTTTCAGGCTTACTAGGAATCTTACCTGTAAGTACATAGTCTCTAAATTCTTCAGCTAAAGCCTCTTCAGCTTGCTTATATGTGGCATCTGAATAGCTTAATGTATTACCATCAGCATCTTCAAATGTACCTTTTCTTTTTTTGAATTCATCATAGATAGCGTTACGCTCTCCCGATTCTGTAAACATTGTCATTACAGCATGGAAAATCTCGTGGTAGGCTGTACCCACCTCAGCATTCTCATAGATGTAAATAGCACCATCTCTAAACATACCCCAAGCTTGTCTACCATTAGTAGCTTGAATAACATTCTTAACTCTGTATACAGGGATGTTAGGTAGGTTAGCTTTTAACCAGCTTTCTACTTTGTTCCAGTTTTCACCTTGGAAACTCTTAATCTCCTTAACAAGTTGTAAACGATATACATCATCACTAGGAGGATTAACAGGAGCATCATTCCACTCATCTAAATCCTCAGCAGTTACATCCTCAGGAGTAGCTTCATTGGGAATGGTTGTTGTTTCTAATTGAGGCTTAATTGCTACAATAATTGTTGCACCCACTCTTCTCTTAACCTCATCCTCAGTCTTGTACATTTCTAATAGATTCTTAGCAGTTTGCTCATCTATTTCCATATCATTGATAGGAACTGTACCATTAGCAGCATCGTATTTTTTACCATCAACAACAAATGTTACCTGACCTAAATCTCTAGGAAGAACAAGTGTGTTAACAGTTTGACCATCAAGAACGTATACACCTGGAGGGCTAGTCTTTTTTGTAGATTCTGTAGACGTAACCACTGTACCAACTACATTACCTGTAACAGGATCTGTTTGTGTAACTGTAGCAGCTGTTGGTGTAGAAGTGACTACAGGTTTAACTGTAGGTAGAATAAAGTCATCAGGAGTAGATGTAAGTGTAAAATAGATGTCTTTTCTATTTATACCATCTGTATCCTTAGGCATAGGTTTTAAAGGAGTGGCTAGAGGAATTTCTTCACTAGTTCTTCCTTCAGAAGATAATAGGTATGATTGGTAGTTAGCCCACTCTTTAACTATTGGGCTACCATCTTCATTAAGTCCTGTGATTTCAAAGTAAGGATCGTTAAATGCTTTATCGTTTAACAATGTAGCATTTGTATTGTTATACATTCCTTTTAACAATGCAAGGATTGCATCTTTACTATTCTCTAGTTCAGTAGGAGTGAAGTTAAAGTTAGCACCCTTTCCAGATATGAAAAGTTTAGTAACTTGTTGTCCATCTTCTACAACATCCTCAAACCATATGTTATTAAAACCAGGATCTTTTCTTTCTCCTGTTTGTAAGTTTTTAGCAATACCCCAATACACTGTAGACTTTAACCATTCCATAAGAAGATAAGATCTGTCTTTCTTAACAGTTCCATCCTCCATAGCATTCTTGGATAATTGTTTAATTACCTCAAATATTGTATTGGCTTCTTTATCATTGAATTGTCTGTTGTACAACTTAACCAATCCATTAGGAAGCTTTAAGAAAACTCTACCCAATGGTGTATTAAATGTAACAGAACCTTGTGTAATACTTTCGTTAGTGGTAGCTATCTTAAGTACTGGGTTGTTTTCCAATTCATCATTGGTTACAAATCCAGCATCTTGTACAGATGTTCTAACACTATAGTCTTTAACCTCATTACCATTCGCATCCTTGTATGTAAAGTATTCAGGAACACCAAATGATGCTTCAATAGTTTGAGGGTCACCTAATGTTTCTTCATTAAGTCTAGCTGTTCTCCAAGCTGCATATTGTTCTCTAAGTGAAGCTTCTATGTCTTTATCAGAAGCTCTAAACATAGTCTCCACCTTACCATCGTAAGTAGCAGTTAGTTTAGATGAAGGGAAAACTTGGTATACAGCACTATTAACTAAGTCTGCTCCAGCAGGAAGAGGGTTACCAAATTCATCTACAACTGTGTAAGTTCCATCATCATTCAATTGAACCATTACAAGAGCAATTACATCTTCAGGACTCTTAGCATATAAATGCTGTGTTAATCCTGGGATGATTTGATCTTGTGTTTTAGATGTAACAATCATTCCACGGATAGAATCTACATTACTCATAGATGGTAATCTAAATCCAAATCTGTTAGCTCTAGCCTGATGTTCTTTACCATCATCGATAGGAATGGTACCACCAACTACACTTTTCCAAGCCTTCTTAGCTGCTGCTTGGAAAGCACCTCCATCAATTACATTCTGAACACCTGTACCATTTGTTCCTAATAGCTCCTGTTGTAGAGCTCTATTCTTTATAAGTTTCTTTTCTTCTTCTTGTTGCTTTTTATAAGCGTCAGCTATTTCTTGGAATCTATTGACAATCAATGACTTAGCTTCTAATTGTTGAGAAGTTTCATCTAGTTGTTTGTATAGATTTTCTAATTCCTCTTTAAGTTCTGCAACTGAACGCTCATTAGGAATAACATCTAGTTCATCAATGTTTCCTAAATCATTTTCAAACTCTGTAAGGTCTGCAAGTAAGTTAGGATTAGCTTGTAAGTAAGATTGATAGTCTGGGTATGTACCCTTGAATTCTAAGTCTTTGTTTAAGAATTGACGTAATCCTAGTGGAGTGTATGGTAAGTTAGGATACTTAGCCTCAAACTTTCTAATTAAGTCTAATGCTAAATCCACAGCAGTTTTTAATGCACCTTCTACACTATCTACTAACTTACTGATAGAATTGATATTCTTACCAGTCTCAATGATTAAATCTTCTAGATTACCTTGTTGCTCTTTTAATTCTTCTAAGAACTCTTTACCACCAGGAAGCTCATCAATGTTCTGAGCCATATCAGCGATATACTCTTGATTGAATTCTAGTTGTTCTTTCTCTGCTTCTAACTCTTGAATCTCAAGACGCAATTGCTCTTTCATTCTAGAGAGTCTATTAGCAGCTTTAATAGCAGCGTTTGTAGTCTTCTTAAATGTATTAGTCTTAGTTAACTCACCAGCTTTAATTTTATTCTCTAAAACAGTGAGCTCGTTAACTATCTTCTCAAATTGAGAATACTTATCTTGTAATAGAGATTTTGTTTTGTCTAACTTATTAGAAACTTCGTCAAACAAATCATTCAACACTTTTAATCTTGCACCTCTCTTAGCTTCTGTTCTAGCATCTTGCTCAGCAGAAAAGTCAGATAAAGCTTGTTGTTGTACAGCAGTTAATTGACCAATAGGAGTGATCATAGCATTTGCAAATCCTTGCTTAGCTACAAATTGATCCCCTGTAACCTCAATGGTTTTTACTTTTCCTTTCTTATCTTTATAGACAAATTCCAATATACCTTCCTTAGGAGAATATTGTAATCTACCTTTCACCTTGTTACCCTTACCAAAGTTAAACTCATACATGGTGTTTGCATTCTCCATGAAGAATTTAGCCTTCTTATTATTCAAAGTGTCACTCACCTTACCTAACTTATATTCAGCTAGTTCAGCTTTAGATATATCTCTAATAGTACCATTAGACTCTTTAATCTTAATAGTACCATTTTCATTTTCTCCAAGAATAGTTAATCTAGGGAAGCTATAAACTTCTTTACCATTCTTGTCATACTTAACCACTTTACCTAAGTAGTATTCTGTACCTATCTCAATATCTTCCTCACCATCTTTAGTCTTAATTGCTACAGTTTGTTTAGGTTGATCTTCTTCCCCAGGAGCTGTTTCAGGGGTGGTGTAGTTCTGAGGAGCTTTTTTAATTTCAGAATACTCTTTTAAGAACTTATCTCTACGTTCAGTTAAGTCTTTGAGGTCTCTTAAGTTTCTTTCTAAATCAAGTTGATCATCTTCAATAATCTCTAAAGCTTTAATATCTTCTAAAGCTTTATTGAAAGCTTCTTCATCTCTAACAACATCAGCTGAAACAACACCTAAACTAGCTAAGTTACCAATTAGTTGAGGGATACGATTGTCATAATCTGCCACTTTACTTGCAGCATATATCATCTTATCCATCACCTCACTATTGTATACAAGCTTACCATCCTTATCAACTATGTTACCATAGCGTAAGTTTAATGATTGGTATAGTGATTTAACGTTCTCTGCTGTAGCTTCAAAACCATCTAGTCTTTTTAAGTATGCTTCTCTTGTATCTCCAGCTAATGCTTTACCATCAGCTATAAGCTGACCAAATCCATCTTCTGTAGATGCAAGTGCTCTATAGTCTTCAATATCACTTCTAACTAAATCAAACCTACCGTATTTAATACGTGGAGTTAAATAGTTAATAATGTAATCAGCATCTAAGTCTTTAACATTAGCTATGTTACCTTGTTGTAACTGTTGCTCTCTTTCTTCCTGTAGTGCTACACCTCTTCTTACAGAATCAGATGTATCCTTTGTAAAGTCAGAAAGAGCTGTTTTATTAATATCTGTTATTGCTGCTGCTGTGTCAGCTCTTCTTTGGATACCTTGTGTAATGGTTCCACGAGCTTGCATGATAGCACCAGACAATCCACCAATAAGGACATTTTCCATACCCTCGTTAGTACCAATTGTTTCAGCAACTGCATTGCTCAAACTCTCCATGAAGTTACCATCATCACCCTTAAACTTCTTATTGTAGTAGTCTTGGGTACCAATAGAAATAGCATATTGTGCACCTTCTTCAAATGCTTCTGAAGGAGAGAATACTAAAGGAGCAGCTCTTTGGAATATGTTCTTAGGTTTAGCAATAAGTTTACCAGCAGCATCAACTGTGGTACTCTCGATTTCCTTTATAGTGGAATTGATAATACCCTTCTCTACTCTTGTAGCAGATCCTAATATCTTAGGGAACTGGATATAGTTAGTTGCTGTAAGTAGTGCTGTATTAAATAAGAAAGATGTGTTACCTACGCTATCAGCAGCTGCATTAATCTTAGCTAACTCAGCTCCTGTTGGAGCAACACCACCATTAAGAGCTTTGTATTCTTCTATCTTTTTATTTCTAAAATCATTAAGATTGTGGTAGGCTTCAAACCCAGCTTCACCAGTTGTAGCTAAACCAGCAACTAATGCTCTTTGTCCAACATCTAATCCTCTATATGTTCCTAGGTATGCATCAGATAGGCTTTTAATTTTACCATAGGCATCACCTGCTTTGTTAGCTCCTAATAGAGCTTCTTCTGTAGCAGCTAGTACATCCCCTGCTTTTCTTACAGAGAATAGTTTTGCAACTTGAGGAATAGAGTTTAATAGTTTTAAACCAGAAGCGTATATACCCCCTGATAATGCAGCACCTGCTGCAAATCCCATATTTTTAACAATGCCATCCCAAAGAAAGTTAGCACTGAATAGTTTATCTGGAGAATACCAATCAGCATCTCTTTCTCTTTTTGTGTAGTAGTTAGGAAGACTATTCTCTAGTCCTTTATTAAATTCGTCAAGACTTCTATTAAATTCATTATCATAGAATGAGGCAGCTCTTTGATCAGAAAGAGATTGATATACACCATTTGCTAATCCTACAGTAGATTGTAATAGTGTTGTACCTGTTAAAGCCAGACCCTTACCAAGACTGTTAACCATTTTAGAAGACCAAGTTTGCCCTTGAGCATAAAGCTCCTCCATATCTTCTCCAGGGAATATCTTTTGGTATCTACCAGTTCCAGGTAATTCATAAGGAGATATATTAGTAAACGTGTTAGCTTTACCAATATTAGCCATCCTCTTTTCCATTAGGGCATAAGGATCTATGCTACGATCACTCGGAACACCCTCACTATGATAGTCAGGAACAATTGGGGCAATAACACCTGGTTGGTTAACTGGTTTAATTTCTTCTGCCATATATTATTTTCTTCTTTGTATTTGCAACAATCCATTTATAAATACATCGTCTACCTTTGGTATAAATTCTTCAGCTTCTTGTGTTGTAAACCCTTTAAATGCACGACCTGGATCATATTCAATTAATCTCCAGTCATTTGCAGATCCTCCTTGTATGTACAATTTAGGAAACACTAAACCGTCTGCTCCTGGTGCAAAGTCTGCAGCCACTCTATATTTATTAGTATTAATAAAATCATCAGGTTTTACATATGCTCCTAAGTAAGCACTCTTATCTGTATAAGAATATGTAGAGTTTGTGCTTCCTGTATTAAATGCATTAATTGAAGCTTTTATAGGATCAGTATTAACTCTAGGAGGTTGTCTGTTAGACAGTTCTATAAAGTGTTGTTCTGTAATAGGCTTTACTTCAATAGTTCCATCAGGCTTTGTTAATTGTATATTGTAAGTGTTATTACCATATGCACTTGTGCTTGGATCAACATTTACAAACCACTGTGCCTTAGGATCAGTTACGTATTGAGCTATACCTTCATATCCTTCAATACCAGCTGATGCAAAATCAGAAAGTACACCAGCTAATTTAGAAGTTGTTAGTTTTCCTTTTTTATCATCACCTGTAAGTATTGGGTATTGTTTAGGAACAGGTACGTTACTAAGACTTTTAAAATACTCTTCTTTAAGAGCCATTGTCTTTTTGAAGTTATCACTTCCTACAGCTGTTTGCATTTCAGCATTAGGAACCTCTGGTCGTAACGAAGCTAAACCAGCCATGAAAGGACTCTTACCAGGAATTACACCAGCTAATGCAGAAGCTGCAAACATTTTTGCTAAATCAGTTTTAACAGATGTCTGACTCTTACCAACACCGCCAAGATGATTTTCAAGTCCGTAATATAAAGTTTTACCAAACTTCTGCATTAATTGTTCTTCAAATTTAGCAGCTTCTTCTCTTTTAGCTTTTGGTTGGAATATACCACCAAGGAAACCATCTGCATCTTTAATTGTTGCAAATTTATATAAGTCTTCTTTAGTTAAAGTGACAGTTTGTTTTTTAAAGTTTCCAATCTTTCCTCCTTCAAATGTTGTAGGTAGGTCAGCAGTAATAACCATAGGTCCACTCTTAACTTTATTAAAGTCAAAAGGTTCAAACCCACCCAATTTTGCTATCTGATCAACATAATCATCACTACCTTTTAACTGAGCATTCTTATTAAGAAGAGTTTTTTCTAGTTTATTTAACTGTTCAAACGTGCTATTGAATTGATTACCAATTAATGATTTTCCTTTACTATTATTAAAATCAGCTAAGAGTTTACTTCCTTCAGATACAATATAATCATTGTATGTCATTCCTAAAGTTTCAGCTTTTTTAACCATTTCTGATTTCAGTAGTTGTGGTGTTTTTCCAATTCCAGAAACAGCTTGTTGTCTAGCAAGAACAACTTTTTCATATAAACCAACTTGAGCGTTCATGTCTGCATTCAAACCATCCATAAATGCATCTTGATGATACATTGGATTGGTTATATCATTTACAGGTCTATTTCTAGGAGCACCTAAACCACCACCTGCACCAGTAGGATTGCCATTCTCATCAACTAAGCCAGCTTCAAATTTTAACTTGAACATTTCAAAGTTTCTATCAGATACATCTTTATCCTTCCTATAGTTAAACTCTGCCCACTGTCTAGCTTCTGCGTTTGCTGCTATCTTTACCCTTTCTTTATCCAATAGCATTTCCACTGCTGGATTCTTGGTATACTTAGTGTATGTTTCTTTTTCAGAAAGAGAATTAGATACACTATCAATAAAGTTGTTTGTATACAAACTTCCTCTTATAGCATCAGGACCTGATGATTTTAATTGAGATGTAGAAATTCTTTTCTTAGCAAGCATATCATCTAATGTAACAATAGACTTTTCTAATTGATCTATTGTTGCCATAGCTTCATCAGATGTATCACCAGAAGATTTAATCTTTAAGATTTTATCTTGTATTAATTCTTTTTGTAATAGATTGTTCCTTCTATAATCATTGTATGAACCATCTACTAAACTCATCAATTCTTGATCGCTCTTACCTTTTAGTTCATATTCTCCATTGATACTCAATTGTTTATAATCAGCTGGATCTAAAGCAGCTTGGAAAGCTCCAAGTAATTTTTGTTTGTCTTTACCCTTAAGTAGGGTTTCAGCCATAACATCATTATATTGCAAAGAACCATTTATCATTAAAGGATTACCGTTAGCATCTGTTTTGAATAACTGTTGTACTGTTGTAGAATCTATTCCAACTGTTTTACCAATCTCTACAAGCTTATTATAAACATTTCTATGATCAAAATACTCACCTGTAAAATCAGTACCAACAGCACCATCATTTAACCAAGCCATTGACTCTTTATAAAACTTGTCTTTGTTATAAATGTTTGAACCTCCAGTCTTTTTAGAGTCTTCTTCAGCTCTTGCCATCTGAGCTTTATACTTAGCAGTACTTCTCATTGCTGTTTGGATGTCCTTATCCTTAACTATTTGACTAGCCATACCACCAATAGAGTTAACTAGCTGTTGGTTAGAGAAGTCTCCAGCAGCCACTGTCTTAAGTCTACTGCCTAATTGATTAAGCTTAGACTTTAGATTAGCTTTATCTGGATCCTTTAGAAGCTCTATCCCAGCTATGTTGTCTATATATCCCTGGATCTTTTGTAAACCTTGGTCATATTGTGCTTGCTTTTGCATGCCAACTTGAACCATTGCCTCAATAGGCAATTGTTGTACGTAGGGATTAAATTGTGATATTTGGTCGGTAAATGAGGCCATGATATTTGGATTAGCAAATGTAATTTAAATTATTATATGTACCAAGAACTATAACGATTTTTGGTAATCTGCTATAATTGAATTAGTTAGAAATTTTTGATAGCTTTTACAATTGAACCGTTTCTTGCTTCAGTTGATTTAGCTTTAGCTTTAGCTGTCCTTTTATCTAGGTCAGCTTTCATAGCAGCTAAGTCAGTAGGACTAGCATTATCAATCATTGCTTGGAAATCAACTAAAGGGTTCATATTGATAGCTCTACCTCTATTGTCATATCTATAGTTGTAAAGATTCTCGTATATACCTGCTGTTCTATTTTCTAATAGATTCCTACTGTACTTATCAGAAATAGAATTAAGAGCTGCTTGTGTTTGAGCTTTGGTATTAGATAAAGCTTGTGCCTGTCTAACCATTTGTTGGTCATAGATACCTATGTTCTTAAGCTGAGCATCATTTAGAATGTTCCTATTAGCTTCATACACACGAGCTTTTTCAGCTTGGTTTAATCTAGTTTGTTGTCCTAGAACAGCAGAGTTAGCTGCATACTTCTGAGCATTTAATTGAGATAGGGCAGCTGGATTATATCCTACTAACCTCTGTGTAGCATTATAGTCTGCTTGGTTAGCATTCAATTGATCCTGTAGAGAGATATCAAATGGGGTGCTTAACATAGGTTTATAGCTCTGTGCAAACACTGGTTCTAACTGATTAGCAGACAATGCAAACATCTCTCCAGCTAGTTGTGTAGGGTCTAGAGGAAGCTGATTGCTAGGTCTTATAAAAGGAAGAGCAGCATTGTATATATCTCGCCAGCCAAACTTCATTGGAAGCTCTTCTTCCTCTTTAATGATAGGTTGTTTCTTTATTGTAGAACTCACTGTAACAGGATCTAATGGAGTGTATTCAGGAATATCTTCTACATAAGGTGTACGCTTCTTGGTCACCTTATCTATGACACTATTCATTATGTCATGATAAACCCCCACTCTTGAATCTGTAGCTAAATCCTTAGCCCGCTTAACTTTTTGTTCAAATGTTTTAGCTTTTGCTAATTCCTTTTTAGCTGCTGCAGCACCTTCGCCTGTATAGTTTTCTATACTGTTAATAATTTCTTTAGCAGCGGTTGGATCAGAAAAAGCTTTCTCAACTTTAGGTTTCCATTCTGTTTCATATCTGCCAACAGTAAAAATAGGATTGTTAGCTTCACCTAGTGGACTATAGTCAAGTGGATATTTTCCTGAACCTTTGATCTTAAACTTACCACCTGATTGAGCTGATTGTGTACTAGGCTGAGAGTTTCCAATTTTAACTCTATTAGCCTTAACATCTTTATTAAACTTAGCTACATCAGAATATCCAAACTCATTAGCAGTGTCATGAATAGCTTGTTGTAATCTACCAAGGTTTTCTGTTTCAGCAGCAATTTCTTTTAATTTCATATTGCCACCAAGAATCTGTGCTTGTAATGAATTCATTTCTAGATTATCAAATGGTGTAAGCACTTCTAGGTCATTAACCTTTTCTGTAGCTTTATTAACCATTTTGTTTTGTTTATTAGTATTTTTAGTTAATTCTGTACCATAGGTTTTAAACTTCTTACCCTTAGCATCTTTACCAAGTTCTGCTAAAGCGTAGTTAGGAATATCAAGAGCACCAAGTACCACTAGGTTATTTTCCCCTGTACCACCATCTTCAAGTTTAACCATAGGTTCACCTCTTTCAACTTCTACAGGATTATCACCAAATGTAATACCAATACCTGTATTACCCTTACCATCACTTTGAGAATGATAGTTTCCTCTAGGCATGTATGTTATACCACCATCTGGTAGATAAGGATTTTGAGAAGCAGGTTCTGTGTATCCACCCCAATGTGTTTGGAGCTCACCACCCATCTGGAAGTCAGGTCTTTCTGTAGACATAGCTGCTGCACTAGGAGGAGTGTATTCTTTTAAGTGACCACCAGCTCTTAACATATCTGCATCATGAGGAGGTTTAAGAAGATCTTTCAACTTATGCTCACCAAAACTAGCAATCACTTGTGGCTGCCAATCGTTGCTCACCCATCCACCATCTTCCATGAATGCATTGTTTTGACCTTGTATCTGTTGAGCTCCTTGTTGTAAAGCAGATGCTCCTAAGTTTTGGAAACCTTGTTGATTTCTTTTTCTAGTTCCAGCATTCATTATTGCAGTGGTTAAATCTGTTGCAACATTTATACCTGCCATTATAGGGTTGTTAAATGTACTTGCAAACCCACCATCTTGGAACTGTTTAATATTAGTATCACGCAAAGGTGTGTATTCAAGATTTGTATAGATTGTATTTGGAGCATATGTATTTTGAATCTCAGTGGGGTTACCACCAATCATAGCACCATCTTCAGCTAAATAGTTTGTACCTTCTCCTTTAGGTTTGTTCATTTGATTTGGATCAAATCTCATATCTTCAGGTCTAACATATCTACGCTTACTAATTTCTCCTCTTGTACCAGCAGCCTCTTTTGTAACTCTACTTACATCTACAAATTGATTTGATTTCTCTCTAGCTCTAATTGCACCTTGTATTTTTCTAAAGTTACCAACTAATTGCCCAGCACCTGGAGCATAACTAGCTACAGTGTCTAATACACCACCACCTTCACTACCTGAAGCATATCCAAGTCCTTGACCTCCACCACCACTTGGATCATATGCATATCCCTGTTGTACTGAAGCATTGCTAGGATTAGCTCCTGGTTGCATTTGATACATACCAGCACTAGGATTAGCAGGACTACCAGGTGCACCAGTAGGACCACCTCCCATAAGAGGTTGGGTAGGTCCAAATTGTAACTTAGGCACCTTACCACCTTTCTTCATTAACATTGTAGCTACATTAGCTATCTTACCTATGTTTTCTATATCCTTATTACCACCACCATCATCCTTAGCAGAGTTAGCAGCCATCTGTTGCTGAGCTTGAACATTAGCTTGTTCATCTCTCATTTGATTAGTCATACCTGTGGTCTGATAATCTGCAGCATCATATATGTCAGCAAAAGAAACATTACTACTAGCATCTTGCTCACCACCCATGAATGTACCCACTTCAGCCTGTGGAGGATTAGCAAAGTCAGTTAGTTGCGTTAACTGTCTAGCAACCATAGCTTTACCCATAGCAGCTTTCTTAAGCTGTTTGCCATACTTAGCCATGAATGCTTCTTCTGTAGGAAACTTCTTATAGAATTCCTTTTCAGATTTAACTTTTGCCATCTTAAGGATTTGATCTTTCATATTGAACGTTTGTGTGTTTTATTTGTATTTGTTTAACCAGCCACCATTTTCTTTTTTAGGAACTTCTTTATATCCTCTTAACCAATCTTTCTGTAATATCTTACCTTCAGTTGTAGGTATATCTTTTTTAGCTATTTGACTCCAGTCTGTTCTAGCATATCTCTTTCCCCAATCAGAAGCTGCTCTTGGCACTTCAGCAATATAACCTTGACCATAGTCATCTGCCACCTTAAACTTAGGGCTAAAGTAAGCTTTGTTAAATTGCTTAGCTACATTAAACCTACCAACCATACTAGGTTCTACATCTTGCTTAGCTCTAAATACACCTGATGCAAGGGCATCTTCCATACCTTCTTTTCCAAGCCCTCTATACATCATTCCTTCTGTAGGTTTGAAAGCATAAGGATTTAGTTTATATGCATTAGAAAGTAATCCAGACTCCATTGATTTAGCAACTTTTCCTGGAACTTTCAAAATACTTCCTAAAGGATCAAAGCCTAATGCTCCTGCTCCAGCAGTCATTGCTAATGTTGCAGCAACACCTTCAGGACTTCTTGCAGCAATTGATTCTCCTAGACTATCTGCTAACGGACCTATAATTGTTCCTGGGTTTAAATACTCATCAATTATTTCTCCCACACCACCAACACTCTCAGGAAACAATCTAAGCTTCTCTGTTATATTAAAACTACCAGGAACATTTACATCTCCTTTAGTTTCTCTTTTGCTTTTTCTGTCAGCTATTATTTGCTTATTGCGTTCTTCAGTTCTTTTTTGAGTTTCTTTATTTATTCTAGCATTCTCTTCTTGTTCTTTCTTTGTAAGAGGTTTTATAGGAGCAGTCACTCGTGTAGCATCTGATGGAGCTTTTTCTTGATATTTGTTTAGCCAGCCACCCTCTTGCATCATTGGATACTCTGTAACATATTCACCATCAAAGTTATAGTCTTCTCCAGGGTACATCATCTGTTGGTCCCCTGTATCAGATATTCCTAGTACAGGATAATCTACACCTTCCATTGTTATGTCTGTAGCTGGTATAATAGTTACTTCTCCTGGGTGTGCCCATTGTCCCATTGGGTCTACAATAGCACCCTCTTGAGCAATACTATTAGGTTTGAAATCTAAACCTTCTTGGTAGAACTTCATCTCCTTACCATTCTGTGCAGAAGCTTTTGTCTTCTTAGCATACTTACCATTACTAGGAGCACTACCAGCTACACGTGCGTACGTGAATCCTACAGAACCTGGCATACTACCGCCCATAGCAAACTGTCCACCCCATGCAGGAGAATAGTTTCTACCTTTGGTGTTATAACCAAGACCTACATAACCAGGACCCATAGATACATCCACCTCATTAGGATTAGGTTTCTTACCATAGTTATCAGTCTTTTGTTTTAAGGTCATGCCTCCTTGCTCAAACTTATTTAACCAGCCACCATCCTTCATTGTGTTATCTTTCCCACACATATGGCAAACATACATATCCTTCTTGCTGGAATCTGATTTATTCCAGGAATGTCCACATGTGCATTTAATACTGTTAGCCATTATTTGTAAGAAATTTGAGATGGTGTAATGATGAATTGACTTATCAAATGGGCATCTGATCTATCATCTAAGACGTGTCTCACCTTTAAATCCTTCGCACGTAGAGGTTCTTTCTTAAATGATCTCTTTCCATAATCCATATTTGGTTGATTTACAACCTTATCTATAGACAATGAGTCACAACCTGTTACAAACAAAGGTACGGATTTATCTTTAACCAGTGACCAGAATGTATTATATTGATAAAAATTATCTGATTTAGTAAATGTAATTGTCTTACTCTCAGCGTTATACATAGGATACTTCATGTATTCCTTTAAGTTGTTGATTGGTTTAGGAACCAACTCTAGTACACCAGAAGACTGTTGTCCATTGTATAGGATAGCTTTGTTGAAATAAACTGTGTTTGTTTCTATCTTAGCGTTATCATTGAACACACCGTCTGGTATAGGGAGGTATCTATATGCCTTTGTATAGTCTTTTACATTCTGTAAGATTTCATCATAATACTGATAGGCAAATGGATATTCTATAATATAAGGTTCTACATTTCCGTAGAATATATTGTAAATCGTTGTGTTAGTTAAATGTCTCCATAAAGATGGGGTGTTTGTAGGTACAAACTCAATAGCTGCTATATCTGTAATACATAGTTCCTCTATAGGCATTTGTAATCTTGTTTTACACTTTCCTATAGATTCAATAATAATAACACTAACATCATCACTCACCGAATAGGTGATTCCAGAAATAACTTGGCTCTTAGGAATATTAGTTCCTAAGACATTTCCGTAGTTATCAGAAATCTTAAACGGTCCAGTTCTAATGCCAGCCTTTGTTAATCTTATTGTTATTACTTTAGACATATATTAATTAATTACGAAAGACATTGTTCTATAGCTGTCCCACCAGGTAGATTACAATCTGGTGCAGCAGTGGTAGTTGTTGTGGTTGTGCTAGTTGATGTACTAGTAGTTGTTGTTGTAGTTGTACTACTGCTACTAGTAGTTGTTGTGGTTGTTGGAGGTACAGTTGTAGTAGTGGTTGTTGTTGGTACAGAACAATTAATCAAACTACCTCCACTTACATTTACATTTACGTAAGTATCTGAACTACTACTAATATTACTTATAATAAAAGGATTAGAAAGACCACACAAACTTGTGAAATCATTATCTAAGAAGTCTACACCTGTACCAAATTGAATATCATTATTAGACAAATCAGTTAATCCAATATATATAGTTTGACCTGCAAAGAATGATAATCCTCCATAACTATCAGAAGAAGGATATACAGAAAGAGGTAAATTTGATGTAAGCCAAAATGTCCATGATGCTCCAAGATCAGTACTAAACCAAAATTTAAATTGTTGTGAAGTTGAAGAAGAGCTTCTAGGACGTAAAGTTACAGGATAGATTATTGCAGTAGTCGTAGTAGTAGTGGTAGGTGTACAATCTTCAACTGCTGTACCAAATATACAACAAGGATCAATTGCTGTTCCTACTAATGTACAATCTACACATAGGTCAACTGCTGTACCTATTATTCTACAATCTTTTGTTGTTGATGTAGTTGTGGTAGTAGTGCAAGGAATCTCAGAGAAAGTAATAGCCTCTAAGTCACATCCACCATTCAATCCAGAATAGAAGAAGTTATTCTCTGCTATGTAGAAGTTAGGAATGTAGCTATGGAAGCTAATCCAACTCTTAGTGTTCATACTAAATGAAAGAGTCCATGACTTGTTACAGAAGTATTCTGGGTCATAAACACTCACCACCGTTCTTATTACGCTATTACCTAGGGTTCTTTCTATATAGAACTCTCTATTAGTAGCATCGTATTTAATGTTTTTGCTATTAGGGATGTAATCTAATTTAGATATAATCACCCTATCATACTTACTATCAAACACTCCATGTAAGCCAATACCATCATAGTGGTTATCTGTGTTTACATCAGGATAGTAACGTAAGATTTCAAATGCTAGATGGTCTGTAAAGAACTTATTAAGTCCTGAACCAAATGCTGATAAATCAGTAGCCTGATTACCTGTAATTAAAAACACCTGTCCTCTCTTAGCATCTATTGTAATCTGTCCTTGAGGAATCTTTAACAAGAACTTATTCTGAGCTCCTACATATCCAAGATCTGTTTCAGCAAAGTCAATTGGAGGAGCACTCTTAAATAATGTGTCATTACCTAAATAAGCAGCTTGTGGATTGCTAGTTTGAACTGTAAGCATTGTGTTGTATAACAATGACTTGTTCTCAAATCTAGCTAATACAGCTTTATTTTGAATACCATCTAGTGATACAAGACCACCAAAGTTTTGAGGGAAATCAAAGAATGAAATAGGTTTATAGATTAACCAACTGTTCACTCTGTTATCAGCAAGTACATCCTGAGGATTTGAGTATACAGCTCTGAATGGATATTTGGTATAACAAAGTTGTTCAGCCCAATCTGCAGGTAAGTGAGTGAATGTATTTTCTTTGTTTTGCTTTGAAAACGTTACATTATAATAATATGTATTATCAAAAGCAATAGGAACTACAGACTCTTGTAACCAGTTATCAGGAATACCTGAGCTCACGTGTGGGTAGAAATCACCTTCTAAACTATTAAACGCTTGACGTAAGTCTACATTTATAGAAGATTCACAATAGAAAGAAGGAATACCATAAGCAAACATATACATCTTACCATCGTAGAATGTTCTGTTAGGATTTACTACAGGAGGATTTGTTGCTGATTGAGGTGCAGGATCTTGGTTATTAGGACAATCAAAGTTGTGTGCTTTATAAGAAATCATGTTCTTCAACACCTCACCTGTAGTTAATGTAAAATCACTTAATACAGATCTAGACGAATGCCAGTATTGTGGATAAGCCACGTTACCAATCTCATCATAGAATACATCACTATCATCAGGAGCATTCACTCTATCATCAAAGAAGAATGGAAGTTTAGTTTTAAATGCAAACTTACTAATGAATGTATCACCACCAAATATAGTGGTTGATTTAGGTGTAGAGAACATTAGATTGTTAATATCAATGCTTTCTTGGAAACCTGTATCAATTGTATCATAAGAGTATATCTGACCCCATTGGTTAACAAATATATTCTTTAATGATCCATAGTAAGAAACTACATTGATTGCTTCGTTCTTACCAGGTACAGAACAGTTGTTCTTTTGTGATATGGTGAACCTTGATGTATCAGAGATACCACTTACACCACCAACTAAAAGACTAGGAGTCTGATTAGGGAATGGTAAAGGTACCACTGATGAACCATCTCTAGTATCAATTGTCTTTAGATATACAGATGATTCTCTGTTAAAGTTGTTAAGATCATGTAAATCACTTACAGATTGTACACCTGGTATAACGTATTGAAACTTATCTAGTTGTCTTTGCTTGATGCCTAGATTGTTATCAATTGCTCCACTATAGTCATAACTAGCTATTGAGTTAAATGAGTATCCGTAGTTTCTTCTAGTGATTCCATTTATGTAGATAGTTAGATAGGCTTGGTATGCAGCAAACATTGCTGAAGCACTGAATGGTGTTGTTATACGACCAATAACTTCACTAGATCTAAGAGCATCTTGTTGAGCTTCTGCTGTAAGAAGTTTGTATGTAGCGTTTTTCTTAACCTCTACAAAGTGAGCTATACCAGCACCAAACATAACGTTCTCAAGCTTAAGAACAGAACCTAAGAAAGGTTGTCCAAAAGATGTTTCAGGTGAGTTAAATACCATTCTGTATTTAGACTCATCTGTAGCAAATGCATCTAACTTATCAGGATAACAAAGTGAGTTCTTTGTTGCATCAGTTGTAATACTGTAGCTAGTTGATCCAGATAAGTATACAGGAAGTACTACTGAGTTCACTTGTTGTAAACCGTTACCTGTCACTGTGATTTGTTTAAATACAGTGGTTAATGGATCTTGGTATTGGAATACAGTGGTAGCTGCACTAGTTAGATTGTATGTAGTATATGGAACTATAGTAACTGTACATGTTCCACTTGTAATTAAAGGAGTGCTAAGAGAACAGATTTTTTTATTAGTTCCAACTACTAATGTTTCAGTCTTTATTGTATTTGAAAAACAATCTGTATATTGTATAACACTTGTTGTAGTAGCTATTATATTATAAGTGATACATTGATCAAGATATGCATTGTTATTATCAAGAAGAAATTCATCTTTATTAAGATCATTATATGGATAGTTAGGGAAGTAAAATTCTGTTTCTTCTCTCTTATACTTACCAACGTTTCTAAGAATACCCTTAGCTACAATAGATCTGTTTGTGCTTCTATCTCCTCTTACAATCTTAAATCCTACAATGCTTTCTTTTTGTGCCTGTGTAAGATTAGATGAATACACCAAGTATGCAACTTGTTGAACATCAATCTTTACACCCATTGGAAATACAGCATCACTTTGCATCACTGGTGTAAAACCTGATCCTAGCGTGTACGTAGGACTTTCGTATATAGGACTTACGAGAACATCAGGAAACTTATGATGTCTGATAGGTTGACTAGCAAGATCACCCCACAAATCTATATTACATGGGTAGGTTTCAGTTGATTCCCAATAAGCAAACTCACCGTATTGATAAGGTCCTTTATATGATTGACTTGGTGAGTATCCAGGAGAAAACCCTGTTACAGAACCTGTATTATAAATCTTCCAATAAGGAGCATTTGTACCCTCTCCAATAAAGTCAGGATTAGTGCTTGGTACATCTGGTTGAGAACCTTCGTTAGCACTAATTGCTCTACCAGGAATATGAAAACCATCTGTTTGTTTACCATTACTTAATAAGAAAACTATTTCAAATGCATACACCTCATCTCTTAGATAACCTCTAAGGTTTGTAGCGTTCAGTTCATCAGCATAGGTTTCTGTACTAGGGATTCTATAAGTTTCCCATTTAAGATCAATTTGAGTTGCAATTGATTGATAGTTAATTCTATCTATAGAGGTAAGATTGTCCCAGATAAGAATATCTTGGGCAGTGGTTAAGTCTTGAGCCACCTCATAATATGGATACTTCTCAAATATTTCATTAATAGTGAGACGAATCTGTGTAACATTCTGTCCTGTGTAAGTTATATCTCTGTTACTATCTTCTATAAAATAAGTTCCAACTAACTCTACAGATGATATACTATTTACTGTTTTAATTACAGCAAGGTTGAAATATTGGAATTGTCCAGTGGTATCTAGATTACCAACACTAACTATAATAGATTTACCCACTTGATAGTTAAAATCTAGTGTGGTAACTTGAGGGTCAGCAATAGGTGTAGGATTGGTAACAGAGTAGAAAGATGTGTATGGGTTACCAGCAGCATCACAATATTGAATAGCAAACTGATATGTACCAGCAGTGAGGTCACCACCATTTGTAACATTAGTTATATCTAATGAAGGAATGTTAAAATTAGGCTGAACGTTTAACTGATTACAATCAAGCTCAGTGGTATAAATAGGATTACATAAATCAGCTGTAGGAGCTAACTTATATGGAATGTTATTTAGATCTATGTATCTTCTAGGATTAAGACCATCTGTCCAATACACCTCTATAGTGCAATTGGTAATCTTATGAACAGCTTTAAGAATAGGATATTTTATATCAAAGCCTAGACATTTAGAACTTACGTATACACGATATACACAATCATTATTATCCATGTATCCAATCTGACTATCTCCTGTTTCAGGATTAGTTAAGAAGAATATATGTTTATTTTGTTCACCAATGAAATGAGTTCCTATTAAATGATATCCTGTAGGAAAGTCTAGACATAACTCATTACCTGGCTCATTCTGATAGTTTACAGAATCTGAGTCAAAGTTCTCAACACTAGCATTCAATGCATACGTAAGCTTACCCTTCTCAACCTGATTTACAGATTGATCTAGGTTCAAACCAGAAGTAGCATTGTTATACTCTTGTTTAATATTAGTTGTTCCTTCTCCAGCCATATCTATAACTTCTATTTGGTAGTTCGAATCTATTAAATCTGTTTAAGTCTTGGATGATTCTTCTTTGCTTAGCCCAAGAATCTTGTTTCTTCACTTCAATGTCAGCCATGATAAATGCTTCATCAGCTTGTTGTTTATAGTATGCAAGCTTTGTTTGAAGCTGGTTAAACGTTTCATCATTAGTTTGGTTAGTCAGTGTTTCTATCATTTTGTATTTGATGAAAGCCTCAACAAACTCTCTAATACGATAGTTATCTGGAATCAATTCATTACCTGATCCATCATAAGCTGTAGAATAGAACACTAAATGAACTACACCATTTCTAAAATTAGTAACAAACTTGTTATCTCTAATATCAAATGAGTCAGCAGCAGAACTACCAAAGTTTGCACACTGTAGGTCACAATGTGCTCTAACAGATATGTTACCTGGTTTTAATAGGTATTGTCTGTGGTATTCTACAGCCACTTGTTGATTGGTCTTGTATACAGCTTGAATAAGTTCAGGCATGCACGTAGGACAACCTGTTGTACATTCTAGATTGGTACAAGGAGCTCCTCCAGAAATAACAGGACTCACCTGTATTGTTGTTTGAGAAGCAGCTTGAGAATAGAATGAATTAGCTGTTTGATAAGGATAGCCAGGGATTGATGTACACAACCAAGCTTCTCTTACAGCAAAGAAGTTATCAGGAAGTCTAGCTTCAAAGTCCTCAATATATAGAAGCTGTTCGCTAATAACATAAGAAGACCTTCCTAGTTTCCTAAGACATTTATCCAGGTATGTAGGGAATAACAAATCATCTACAGCACCTGTATCGAAGTAGCTTTTAAACTCTTCTTTCACAGTCGCATAGACAGGCTCAGGGGAGATGAAGTTATACTTGTAGTAATATGACATTTATTTTATTTTTTCCATTCACGATAAATATGTTGATATTGATCGTTGGTTTTTAGGTAGTGAGATAGCAACCTAGAGGTTGTACGAGATGGTTTGAAGTACCAGAGTTTCATGTTCTTGAATCTGGCTGATTCTCTAAACCACATCCACCCAAAGAAATATCCTTCAGTGTGGTAATTAAAGTTGTAGATTATTTTACCCTTCTCTTTAGATCTTTTCCAATCAACTGGTAGATTAACATATTCCTTACCATCAATTAGTTTCATCTTCTTCCTCTTCTTCTTATTGATTGAAAAGTCACCAAATCCAAAAGGAAGTTTGGCTTTCTCTCCAGTTTCTAGAATATAGTTCTTGAAGCTCTCATTGTACAAATAGATGATGTTTCTCCATTGGTCAAATGAGATTTTTACGGAAGGGTTCTTTTTACAGAAATTATTGTAGTTTTCTTTACTGGAGCTTCTCCAATCAACTTTTGTTCGCATTAGTTTGCATTGGTTGTGTTTGGTGCTTGACCATCCACCCCATCTGATGTTTGATCTGTCTTCAATCTGAAGTAGGTTGATAACAGCTTTTGAGATGTCAGTTCTAGCACTTGCTTTTCTAAATATCCAGGGCAGCCATATTCTTTATCTAAAGGATTTTTACAATACTCTTCTAGATTGATATTATCACTGCAACAGCACTCAGCAAACATGATCTCATTAGGAACATCTTCTTCAAAGAACGCAGCAATTCTAATAGCTTGTAACAAAGGGTTATTTACGTATAAGTAACCATTTGAAATCCAATAGTATTGTTCGTTCTTGATGATTGGAAGTTTTAAGAGATTTAAGTATCTATTGATAGTAATCTCTTTCAACTTTTTGCCTTGCCCACTCATAGCATTTATTGAATAAACACCTTGAATGAGGTATTGATAATTACCCTCGCATATACGAGGAAGTTTAAATTTTGTTCTAGCAACAGTACAAGGATCCACATAATCACAACATTCAGAAATAGGAACTTCTACCAATTCCAAACAAGGAATGGTAGTAAACAAAGTATCAGTAGCCCAAAGCTTTCTGAGATTTGTCTCACGTTTTACTAATAAAAGTGTGTTGTTCTTAATCTCAGATGCCACCACTCTATCAGTGATGAGGTTATCTGTTGATAACAATTTGTGCATTGAACGCACATCTGAAACTAATTTCCTTAAAGTTGCCATTATAAATACTGTTTGAATATATTTGTCATTCCCTCAGCTTGATCGATTAAGAATGCTGTCACTTCACCTTTAGACATTGTGTGACCATTCTTATCATCCCAAAGGCTCTTAGCATTTGAGAAAGCTGGAATTTGGTAAAATTTAATACCGTTAAAGTCATGACTCACTTCATGGTGCTTATCTCCTGTGAATATATAGAAGTTATGGTGAAATGACCATTGGTCTCTATATTCTATTGGGAACAGTCCTGCAAGTTTAGCTGGCTTAATCGCATCTCCATGATTGAACATTAATGCTGAATTGCCATAACTTACATACTTTCTATACTTAGGAGAGCTATCAATTGTAAGTCTGTTTGTATTTCTAAAATACGTTTTTAACCAGTTAACCATATGCCATCCTACAAACTCATCATGATTACCAGCTACATACACTACATTAACATGTTTAGCGTATTGTAATAACATTGTAATCATTAACACCTCATGGTCACATATATACTCAAATGAAGTTTGATATGTATGTGTATTCTGTTGAGGGGTTCCTTTTGTAGTTGCATTGGTGTATTCACTGTTGAACTCATCTGAGCCAATAATGTATGTGATTTCTTCTAGGTTGTTTGAAAGTTGAGCTTGTGCAGCAATCACTTCCACCTTGTACATAATCTTAGCTAGTCTATCTACTATATTGTTATTACCATCTACATCCCATTTGTTTAAATGAGAGTCTTGTTTGTTAATAACTAACATACCGTTTGGTCTCTCTGGGTCAAACTTAGGACTCATAACTTCCTGACTAACAGGCTGATATGAAGCTAAAAAGTCCACAAAGCTATCTTGAAACACTTGCTCTGCGGACTTCTTTGCTAGCCAGGCTTTAACCTGCCAATGGGGATTTCCACCATTCCCCCAGAAGTTCTGTACATATTTAGTTATTTCCCATTTATCTGTGTCTATGTGACACTTCTCAATTAGTTCATCTAAGCTCTTAACCTCTTCGCTAAAATTAGCTACCACCTCACCAACACCCTTACTAATGTCCTCTGTAAACTTAACTATTACATTCTCTAGTTCAGCAATGTAATTTCCAACCTCAGCATCTTCTTCACTCTTCTCTTGATTTCTTAATTCTTTTAATAACTCATCCACCTCAAACTCTGTAATTCCAAGCTTATCAGCATAGAATTGTTTACTCTTTTTCCAATGTAGAATCTCTTCTAGCTGTTGTAGCAACGATTGGTTTTCAGACATATATGGTTTAATTTAGTTAAAATTGGTGTAAAGGTACGAACTAATTTTGACATTTACAAAATTTAATTAACCAATTTAATTATATACATTAATCAATTTGATTAGAGTTTAAACAAAAACCCCCAGCCTAGAAAGGCCAGGGGATACCTTGTAAAACCAACAAAACAAGGTTTTTGATATTTTATAAAGTACACGCAGTACCACAATTAGCATTTGTTACTGCTCCATCTAAGTTAATATCCCATACAGTAGTTTCAGCTGTATTTATCACTTGATATACATTAGGATCTGTGCTTAATTTATAATACAACCCATCAACAGTTGATAAAGGTGTTGAACTTCTACCTACTAAATCAGGTGATACCTGAGAACAACTATTTGCACAATTATATTCTCTAATTACGTAGTAATAATAAGTAGATGATGTAGTGGTTGTGGTTGTAGTAGGAGGAGGAACTGTGGTAGTTGTAGTTGTAGTACATGGTACTACAGATATATCTGTATAGTTTGTACATGTTCCTGTAGACATAACACGAACGATTGTTGTACCGTTTGGAACTACTGTAGATGTGTATCCAGCCAATAGACTAGATCTTGATACACCTGTTTCAAATGGTGTAGAATAAGAGTCTACATTTGAATATAGACTAAATGGTCCTGTTGAAGAACCAGCTGTTGTTAATGTAATTAATACTGTCATATTGTGGTTTATTAAGGATTTGTAGTTGTGGGAGTGATAGCACAAGAGTTTACCAATGTACAGAACATCACCTTTAAAGATGGATTCTGATTGATTACAGTGATGAGGGTTTGTACAAACTCCACAGGTTCAATTGCGTTATCTAGTTTCTGCATAGCTATATTCATACCATCCCCTGTATTAACTCCTGAGTTAGGGAGATTGGGACCGTTGTATTGAATAGATGATGTAGGAATAGGATAACCAGCGAATGCTCCACTATTACAATTCTGTGGATAATAAGCATTCACTGTATTCTCAAAGCAAGGGGTACCAGGTACGCAAGCCATTATAGTTTAGTTTAATCGATTAAGGAATGTACATGATGTAGTAGCACGCACGTACAGGCTGAATGTTAGCATGACCTAATCCACCACCTGTATTACCAACGGTTACATTTATACCTGTAGTAGCATTTGCTGTATACTGAGGAGCAGTGAGTGCTGGATCACCATTTGTTAATTGTGTAGCTACACATTGTGTTCCACCAGAGTCATCTGTAGTTCTGTTACCTCTAAAGATAGAGCTACCAGGAGCATGAGTGTGACCAGAGTCAGTAACTGTAACAGGATGTGAGTGTGCAGGGATTTGTGTAGTGTTCAATATAACTTGGTTAGCACCACCACCATCTCCAAGAGCATAGTTAGGGTTACCAACGTTAATAGGATCAACAGCAGGATCTAGAGCTCCACCACCTACACCAACAATAGCACCTACAGGAACACGTCCTCTTTTATCAGGAGTTCCATTTAAGCCATTACATAGGTAGATTTTGTCAAACCCATCAGCAGGATTACCTGCTCCAGTGATATCAAAGTAACTTAATGGACCATAGTATTCTACAGCTGTATAAGGAATCATTTTTGTATAGTTCTGGCTAGCAGGAGCAAGACTATCTAAATAAGCTTGGATTAATGTGTTTAAGTCAGCAAGCTTTACATAGTTAGTATCTAAATCAAGAGCTAATGCATCTAAGTCTACACCTAGTTGACAAAGCTTTGTAATAACAGCCTGAACAACAGCATGTGTATCAGAAGATGATGTTACACCTGAAAGACAGTCTACATTATAATCTGCATTCAATACAGCAATATCAGCTTCTACAGCATCAACCTGTACCTGTAAATTACAAGCAGCTTTTACTAAAGCTGTAAATAAATCTAAAGCAGAAGGATCTCCACATTCTGGGAAACAAGGAGGAAGATATTGTGTAACTAGGTTACAATAAGCTTCTGAATCTATTGTGATAGAGATGCCTGTTCCATCTAGGAAACTAACCACTTTATCAATAAGAGATTGTTCTACAACAAGAAGGTTATCACCAGTCTCTATTTCTAGAGCAGGAACAGAGTTCCCTGTATATCTAACACATTTATCAGAAACAATCTCTACACAACCGTTATAGCAATTTGTACAAGACATTTTATAAATTATTTATGGATTAAGAGTTTTACTTTACTGGCAATCATCTTTACAGTAAAGTGACTAGCGTAGTCAGGGTTACAGAACTTGTAAGCCAAGATTCTTTTATAATTAAGTAAGTCACCAATTACAACCCCTGGTACAGGATAGTTTAAAGAAAACACAATATTATTATATTGATTATTTGCTAAGTCTGTTAACTTGCAATCAATATCAGTTAATAGTGCAGGAATAGTTGCACAATCAATACAGTTTGTAAGCCTTGGTGATAACATTTTTTATTCTTTGAGCTGCTTGCTTCAGCTTGTAGTTACATGCTGAACATAAGCCATTAATTAATTGACAACCACAGCCTACCTTTAGGCCGCATTCTCTACAGTTTGCCATGTTATTGGAAATTGATTATGTAGTTATTTCCTGAACAACCACAATTGGTTTTAATAAAATTATTAAGCATTTTGTTTGCTTGTATATACAGTTTATTAGAAGTGTCTACAGCACAGTTATTAGCTGCAGCAATAGAACCCTGAATCATGTAGTATATACTATTTAAATCCACCTTAGCTTGTGTCTTGATAGCAAGATCACATTCCATCATATCAAGCTTCATAAAAGCATTGTCAAATTTCTCTTGTAGTTGTTCAACACGAATGATGGTTTTAGTAACATAGTTCTCGTATGCAGGAGCAACAGAATATGTTAATGTATAGATTCCATCAGGAAGAGGAATCAATGGAGATCCTACAACACTAAGTCCTAAAGAAGCAGAGTTAAATATATTAAAGTCATTAACGTTAAATGGTACAAATACAGGATCAAATCCAGGCATTGTCACTTCAAGAGTTGGAGAAGAAACAACTGGAGGATTTGTATCATAAGTTGATGCATCAGCCACACCTAATGTTAATGTATTATAAGTTGGTACTACTAGTATATCTAAGGTCATGTCTTTAAAATAAATATGCCAGAGGACTTGAGAAATATCCTCTCACCCTCTGGCATAGGTTATATGATTCTACTTGTATTCTATTAAGGAATCAAAGTAGTTGTTGTTGAAGTACTAGGCCAAATAGTAGTTGTAGTAGAAGTAGTACTTGTGATAGGACCGCTATCATCAGTAACAGGACCTAAACCAGCAACTAAGATTGCCTCGATTGCAGCACTTGCACCGCTAGGAATAGCAAGGATAACAGTGCTATCTTCGATGATGTAATCACCCCACTTGTAAGCAGATTTGTCATACTCATTGAACTTAATGTAATAAGTGTCATAAGTAGTACCATCAGTTACCCAAGACTCAAAGTTCTCGTTGTAACCAACCATTCTGTACAAATGCTTAAGGTAACCAGCTTGGTAGCTATAGAAGTTTTTCTCTAATTGCTTAATCTCATCTGAAGTACCAGATACATAAGAAGCACGTTGAGTAACTACAGCCTCAGCAACGATGTTACAATTGTCAGCAACGATGAAGTCAGCAGTTGTAGCTGGTCCACTGTATACGAAAGTACGGAAGTACATACGATCGTATTCCCAAGGGAATGCAGCAACATCACATGGTTGACCATACTTAGTTAATGGTTTACCAGAGATAACTAACTTAGCGTTCTGATCGTTACCAACTCTTTGGAATTGATAGAAAGTGTTGAAGCTAATGTTGTCAGGGTTGTTACCTGGAGCTTCTTGTTCAAACTTTAAGATAGCTTGATCAATGAAAGCAGGAACATCAACATCTGCACAAGGATCGCCACCACACTCTAAACAAGGAGCAACAACTGTAATAGAACGGGTGAAACCGTTGAAATACAATGTGTCAATGTAAGAAGAATGAGCACGTAATGTGAATGTTACAACATCACCAGCTTTAACGTTGAAGTTACTAATCTCAGTTACTTGGTTAGCAGCAACTGGGTTACCAGTAACTTTATACCACTCACTAACTTGGTTAGAAGCAATCTTATCAGAACGCTTAGAACCTTGTAAATAAGTGTTTACTCTACCTTGAGCCAAATAGAAATACGGTTTAAGAGCAATGTTACCTGCAGTAGCTACAGAGTAATCGCTTCTAAAGATACCAAACTGACCTGCGGTCAAGTTTTGGGTAGAAGTACCAGGACTAGGTAGAGTGTTTCCTACTGGTACTACGAAGAGCGTAGTTAATGAAAAATCAGCCATTTTGTTTTATTTAAATTGTGAAAATAACTATTCGTTTGTCTGAATCCTAAACTGAGCACTTTGAACTGCAGATTGGTTCTCTGTATACATTGCTAGGTTTTGAACTGTTAAGTCTAACAACTCATCTTCCAGGTATGTTTCTAGTTCACAATCAGCGTCATAAGAATCTTGCCCGTCTAACATAACATATCCAGTTTTATTAATGTACACTGGGTATCTCATGTATGATATGTATATTTTCTTAGGGGTAAATGTACCGTCAGTAAATATAGAGATCTCATCAGAAGATAGGGAGTTGAAAGTTTCTTGATATTCAAATGATGGTTTATAGTGAGTGTTAGTTAAACAAAATTGCAAATCGCCATGTTTAGACAAATCTCTATTAATCCATATCTTTCTATCTTTACACAAACCCTTATCCGCAATTACATAACTATCTATATAGAACATGTACTTTGGAGTGAGTTGGTGTATTCCAGCTGCCCATTGATTTAATTCAGCATTCTTGACAGTTAAGTCAAGGGGTTGATGGTTATAAGTTACCACCAAACTTTGTAGGTCCTCGTAACGCTTTTTGAAAGCATCTAGACCTAGACCAGAAACCGTGTTTTGACCATCAACCTTTTGTTTGATTAATTTGATCTGAGCCTCATTCAAGGCTAAAATCTTATCTTCTAATTGAATCTGTTGGTGTTCGTTCGTTGATAGTTTATTTAGTTTCTGGTCAATTTTATATAATAAACTATCTACAGGTATCATACAGAAGCTATTTTCTTAGTTTTTAATTTTCCTTCCAAGGTTAATAATTCGTCTTGGTTATCTTCATCAGCAAGGAATTTAACTAAATCATCTTCATCCTTAGCAATCTCAAACTCTCCTTCATACACCTTACCATTAGGTTTTAAACGATATACTGAGTGAGCGATAGCTTGCTTAACCAAGTCTTTAATATGGAGTAAGTTTTCCTTCATATCTGCAAATCTGGTGAACACCTCTACAGGGTTTAAACCAGCATGTTTGCCATTCTTGAATTCTGTTTGTTTTAATAGGTTATCTACCTGGTTGTATACAGATTCTTCTTTAGTGTCTTCTGTAACAGGTAATCCTAACAATCTTGCCACTTTACGCTTCTTCTCAGGACTCATTGCATCAAACTTGACAATAGCCTTGTTGATCAATTGTTTCTTCTTGAATATCACTGCATTCTCAATTTCATCATCAGCAACGTAAAATTGTGTATCTGCAGGAACTTCACCACGCTCCCAAGCCTGATAGCTAGAGGCAATTGTTGGATGAACTCTCAACCAAGCAAATGCTAATTCTTGAAAAGGATTAGAGAAATCAAAGTAGTTATCACCATCCATCAACTTAACAGCCTGTACATGTAATGTATCATCTGTAGATGTAGATAATCCATAGTTCCAGAAACTAGAACGAGGACCTAAATTAACATCACCTAAAGCGATTTCAAGTTTTTGTTTAAGTGCTGTAACTCTTTCAATTTCCATTTCTCTTTCAAGACTGTCACCCATTCTACGAATGTATGCAGCATTTGGATCTAATCCAGTTCTGTACTGTCCATCAAGTTCCTTGTAAGGATACTTAAATACACCTGTTCCAGGGATCCTGGTTAAACCTTTTTGTGCAAGACCACCTTGCATGGTTTGCAACTGAGAGTTGTTGTAATCTTTCTTAATAGTAGAGATTTTTCCTATCTTACCCATATGTAGTTGTTTTTTGTTTGGTTTATTTTTGCAGATGGGTTCTCAGCGAAGAGAGTGCGATACAGACATGTGATCTGTACCCATCCATCTGTGTGAGAAGACTCCCCCACTTGGAGCAGTGGGGGGGAATTCTTCTCGGTAGGTTATGCCTAATCGTTAGATTAGAATTGTGGTATTTCTTCGATTAATACTGTACGAGATAAATCTTCAATGAATACATCACAACGGTCTTTCATCCAAATCTCATAACCAGGGAATTTGTTCGCAGAACTCATACCTTGAGACTTAGCAAAACCTAAGTGGTGACGAGTTCCATCGATATAACCCCAAGTCATTGAAGGAGCACCCTTCATACGTACTTCACGGATGTTGTTTACCATTGAACCATCGCTCATTGGAGATACATCAAACACCATGAATACAGGAGTAGATTTTTTGTTCTGACCGAATTCTAAGTTAGTTTGAGGAAGGTCTAATTCTTTTAAGTGAATTAGTTCAACACGACCTGTTTCACGTGTAACCATTGCATCGAATGCAAAGTTGTAAGTGATGTGTTGACCTTCTCCTTGCATGTAGCGATTACCAGAATCAGCCATGAAAGTTAAACCAGAATTAAGTGCATCATTTTTAAGAGCTTGTTGGAACACATCGAAACCAGCTTCGTTAGTGTACATTTTAACTCTACGATCCTTAACATCCACACGACGGTAGAATAAGTCACCAAACACTGAACGAATCAAGTTTGCAGTGAACTCACCACGGTTGTATTGTACTAAGTTACCGTTGTTACGCATTCTGTGGTATACACCAGCAGATGTACGCTTTAATTCTTGCTTAGAACCATTAGTCTTCACGGTACCAGGCTTAGCCCAGATCATACGCTTAACTTTTAATTCTAACATAGACTTACGCATCCAGAACTCAATAAATGGTTCCCATTTAACATCGTTACGAGTTAAAGGTAATTGGTTACGTCTTTGTGGAGCATATACTAAGATATCAAGAGGCTTACCAGAAGCATCACGCATCATTTTATCATCAGCCCACTCAGTGATTTTGTGCTCATAACCATATGCAGAACCTAAAGATTCAAACATAGTGATTTGCTCACCTAAACGAGGAAGACCTAATAAGTCTTGATCGAATTCACCGATAGCAGCATCAACTAATTCAAGTTCAATACCAGTCTGTAAGAAAGTAGAACTTACGTAATCTACTTGAGGGTTGTCAGTCACAAGAGTGAAGGTGTACAAAAAGCCCATATTCCAAGGAATAGGATCTTTGATCACGTAGAAACGAGGACCATACTGACGAGTACCTACAGAAACAATTGCATTCTTAGAGAACTCATTAGTGTCAATTACAAGAGAAAACTCTTGACCATCGATACCTGGCTTATCTAGAGCTAGAGTGCTATCAGGAATATCAATGATTTTAGGGAATTTGTAAGGAACTTGTACTTGCCACTTCCAAGCATCACTATTGTTATCGATATAGTAAGGAGTGCTCTTGTTAATCATATCCAAGAAATCATTACTGTAAAGAGAACTCTGAGTGTACAAACTGATAATCTTCTTATCATAATCTGCTGGCTCAGTTGAGTGAAAACTCTCCAAGTGGTTTGCATCTGTCAACTTACCTACTGCACGCTTGTCCATAGACGCAACGCGAGCATACGTAAAGCCAGTTAAACCTGGAATTGTTTGAATTGCCATTTTGTTATTTTTTTAATTAATGTTTATAAATTGTTTATTGAAACCATGAAGTTGTAGGCTTGGGCTTATTTCCTGTTTTTGTAGAACTTTTGCTAACTTGTCTAGCAACTTCACCAAACAATTCATTTGACTTTTTGGTGATACCAGTCTTTTGTATTGTAGATAATGTAGGATCCTTTTCTAAAATCTTTAGTAAAAGTCCAAGCTTAACCTTTGTTGCATGGTTTTCTGGACGTTTAAGTTCTAGAATAGTTTTGTCAAAATCTGTGAGAGTCTCACCAGATGCTGTCTTATACTTATCTACTAACAGGAAATCTTGTAGTTCACCAGCCAGTTTAGGGTTCAGAGGAATACCGTCAAACTCTTTTGCTTTTAGTTTTTCTTGTAATACAGACTGAACGTTCTGAACATATTGTTGTTTAACAGCAGCTTGCTGTTGTAATCTTTTCTCATTCTCTTGCTCCATTTGTTGAAGCTTTGCTGCTTCTTTCTTAACCAACACTTTGTGGTGTTTAGTAGCAACAGTTTCCAAATCACCGTAATTCTTAAGTCTTTCAACTTCTGTTGTAATGTCCTCAGGATCAAATCCTTGATCAGAGAGGGCCTGTTTAATTACTGCAACTTGGTTAGTTTCGTCTGCTAAATCCATATCAGCGAAACTCTTTATATTATTATAAGTACCGAAATACTCTTTTGGATCTACTCCTTTTACAAATATGGCATCAAATGCTTGTTGATAATCTTCTCCAAATTGACCAATGAAGTTGTTTACCACCTCAATAGCTCCTTTCTTCTTCTCAGCTTGGAAACGCTCAAGAAATTCTTCAGGAGTAGAAATTGCAACTTCTTCTTCATCTTCATCTTGTGTAAATACACCAAGTTTGAAAAGGTCTTTAGATAGAGATGTGAATGGACTAGCTGGTTCATCACCTTCTGTTTCTTCATCATCTTCTGTATCTGTAGGAGCTTTTGCTTTGGGAGCTGGAGCAGGAGAATCATCTTCTTCCTCATCCTCTTCATCATCTCCACCTAGTAAAAAGTCCTGTAAAGACTTTGTCTTATCTTCTTTATCTTCCTCATCATTCTCTTCTGGAGCAGCAGCAGGAGCTGGTGTCTTCTTTGCAGGTTTAGGTGCAGGAGCAGGTTCATCTTTAATATCTTGAATATCATCAGGATTGGTAGTAGAAGTCTCAGGAGCAAATAAGTCACTTAAAAGCTCTTGGTTTCCCATGCCCATTTCCATAGTATCTTGAATACTAAAGTTTCCCATTGATGGGTTGTCTAGATTTTCAGCCATATGTAGTTTATTTTATTATTGGTTTTCAGGTGTAAAAGTATATTATTATAAATTAATACCAAAGAGGTAGTGCACTATAAGGCCCATTATTCACGATAATATAGCATTAATGTAATTCACTCTAATCAAGATTGTTTGTAATTGTATCATTTATTAACCTAAAGCTCTTAATTGGAGCTAGATCAGTGAGCGTAACTTGTTGAATTTCAACACCCCACTTCCTTGCTTCAACTCTCACTTTCTTGGTTAACGTGTTATCAAGTTCCGCATCTGTACATTCTTCCAGAGACATGGACATGATTACGTTTTTTATAACACTTTGTGACATGTCAGCTATTGCATCTTGGGCATCAAACACTTCTAACAGGAATGTTTTAACATCTGATATCTTGTATTTGATTACACCCTTGACAACAATGTTCTGTCTATCACTAGTATACAAAGATTGTGCTGGAAGACTTAATGTTGTAATAACGACATGTTGGTCAATCACCTCATCTACAAATGGTATCTTTGGATGGAAACCAGGTTTTAACACCTTTTTAAATTTACCAAATCTTAGAAGTACAGCCTCCTCGTAATCCCTAATAATAATACCAGGGAGTACGTCTGAGCCAAATTGTAACACAACGTCAATCAGCCTATCTAACATAATTACTTAGTTTTCTTACTCGCTCTGTTCTTAGCATTTTCTCTAGCAATAGCTAAATCATTTGCTTGGTTCTCTCTAGCCACTTGTAGCTTTTCTCTTTCAACTTGTAGTTTCTGAGCAGCTAATGAATTTTTAGATTGAATATCGCTCATCTTTGCCTCATACTCCTTAGTAGCTCTTGATTGCTCAAATGCTAACTTATTGATTTCCAATACATCAGGAGTTCCAGATTCATCTACATCAGCCAATGAACCTGCTTTTGCTTCAGCAGCAATGAGTGCAATTTCTTTCTTATTGATTCTATCAAGCTCAGCTTGGTAGTTATCATTAGCCAATTGTCTCTCTTGAGCTTCTTGAGCCTGTTGGATTTGAGCCATAGCTTGTTCTCTCTGTTGCTCAACTTGTTGCTGTTGCATATCCAACTGTTGTTGTTGCATAGCCTCTTGCTTGTCTTTGAGACTCTTAAACACCTTTTTCATCTGACGTACAGAGTTGGTGCTGTAAAGTTCAATGATGTCATGTAATGAACCACCGTTTTGTATAACAGCTTGAGACAATCCACGTAATTCGTTAAACATCTTCTGATCTTCAGGACGATTGGTTAAGAACACCTTAAGGTCACGGAATCTGAGATCAGTTCCATTCACCTGTACGAAAGCAGATTCTCCATCAGATGTAATGTATGATAGGGTGGATTGCGGTTTCTTAGATTCTACATATAAAGCAGCATCAATGATAGCCTGGTACAATTGACCAAGAACATATTCATGAGCTACAAATAAAGGTTCTGTTTGAGAATAAGATTGTGTAAGAGCTGCGTTTGTACCTGTAGCACTTTCACTAGCTGATATAGATCCCATTCTTTGTTTAGACATACCTACAAGTTCCCAACACTCTTGCTTAAGTTGCATAGCTAGCATATAACGAGATTGAATCTCCTGCGTACGTGTGAGGTCAATATCTCTAAACTGGTTAAAGCTAGACTGACCTTTTAAGTTCTCTGGAGAATCATCAATAAATACAACTCCTCTGTTACGAGCTTCTAGTTCCCATATATCTAATGCATCTTGAGCATCACCATCCTTAGGAACAGGAATATGTCTGATGGATGTTAGATACACCTTACCAACTTCCTTCTCGAGAAGTGTGTAAAGCTGGTTCATACATACATTATATAACACTTGGAATGGTTTCATTAAGTCTACTAAGCTTTTAGCTTCTGTATTCTTAACCTCATGAACCAATCCAATAATAGGACAATAGGTTAATAATTTGTAAGGTTTAACATGATAGATGTCTGGACCAATCTTTACACCCTGATACCATTGGTTAATCCAACCCCATTCTAGAGAAATCTCTGTAGGAATTGTCTTACTCTTATAGTTTTCATCAACAAGCATTGATTGCTCGTTGCCCATTTCATCTAAGTAGATTAGTTTACCAATCTTCTTCTTAGAGATCCAATAAGCTCTAACAACAACATACTTATAACCAAATGAGCTTACATTAGATGTAAGACCCAAGAAGTCTTTAAGTCCATCATCGTTCTCTTTCATCTCTGATTCAATAATCATTCTTGTTTGTAGAACAAGAGGATCGTATGTATCATATTGCACTGAGTCAATACCAGGTGTTGCATTTGGATTACCAAGATTTGATTCACGTACGTTAATAAGACCATAGTCTTGTAAAGAACTACGTAAGTGATCTATCTCTTCTTTAGTTAAGTCAGGGATAGATTCAATAATTTCAGATAGTTCCATAACTTGTACAATACCAGCAGCATAAGCTCCTTGTGCTCTACCTGTAGGATCTGAAACATACTTTCTATCTGGAGTGGTTAAGAACCAAGTGTTCTTAGGGTTAGCCACCTCAATGTTAAATCCAAGTTTTGAGTTGTCCTCATAGATATGATAGAACTCTCTAGCTGAAATCAACATATCTCTGAAGGCATCTTCTGATTTCTCTTTAAGATTAAACTCTGCCTTCTGACAAGTAAGAATATGGTTAGCCCATTTCTCAGCAATAGATGTGTAGCTATCTAGCTCATCTTTCACTTGATCCACTGTCATTTGCTGAACCTCTTCTTCTTCTAACTCCTGTCCATTTAGCTGAGCTTGATTTAAAATCTTTTGCTTAGCTTGACTGATAACGTATTCTTGTAAAATACCAGTTTTGAATTCTAGTTCTTCAGCTTGACTATCATCATCAAATGCCTTCACACGGAAAGCATCTGGTCTTTTAGAAATCTCACCAACTAACTCATTAAGAGGAGTGGTGATGATAGAATACATTTTTACATATGAAGGAAGGTTTAAGTTAGCTTCTAACGTTTGTGTAAAGCTACTTACGACAGGCTCTTGATAAAAATCCTCCATACGCAAAATACCCTTGACAAGATCATAGTTCTTGACAAAGGTGTCTCTATTCTTTACAAACTCAGCATATGATTTGTTGGCAAAATAGTCCATTGTGTTTTTAATCCAACTCTCATCTTGCTTCTCCTTCTCAGTCTTGAACTGATCTGGAAATATATTTAAATATGCATACCTAATCGTAGCATCTTTTGTATACCGTATAATTGCCATTATGTAAAAAGTTTACGTTTTCTTTTATTAAATATTCCTCTTGATGTAGAAAATAAAGGGTTCTTTGGTGATCCTGAATGCATTGCTTTCACTCTATCATCACTAGACCCACCAATCTTTCCAAATATAGGATCCATTTTAAGTGCTTGAGCGATAGCTAATTCTGCAGCAATGATACGGTCAAAGTTACCTGAGTCATTGTACTGAATAACTTCTTCAAGCAATACAGGATCAAATATCTTACTCACACCCAACACTTCTCTCACAGTCTCACCAGCTTCATTTGTCTCTTTATATATCGTTCCTTCCAAATACTTCTTTAAGCAGTTGTGAAGATAGTCAATTATCTTCTGACTTGAACGATGAATTCCATACTCACGTTTAACCGTTGTGTTTGGAACAATCTCCATAAGCCATTGAGGTTGCTTTTCTAAATAGTGAGCATCTCCTTTAGCTTTCATGTATTCTATAAATGATATATCATCATTCTCACAAAGCGTTCTAGCATTGTAATACTTGATAAGAAGTCTAGCTTGTTCTTCCCAAGTTTCCTTCTTTTCAGGTCTAGCACAATACGAAGCTACGAACATATCTTGATATTTCTCACCTGTTAGGTCATGCATTCTTTTATAAATATACACAGATCCTAACGAGCTTGAATATGCAGATTGTCCTTGTCTATATGGATCGACCCCAGCTACATATAATCCATAAGGAGGATTATCAATTGGGAATTCATATATAACAACAGGAGCATCTTTCTGATCACTATTCTTAAGAGGGAAGTTAGATATAGGAAGCTTGTCTGTAAACTCGTGACTTATCTTCTCTCCATCATTGAATAATATAATAGGTGTACCTGTTCTGTCTTGTTGTAATAGTCTGCTCTTCTGTCTTTTAGCAGCCTCAATATCAAAGATGTTGGTGTCTTCATTGAGGAATATGTCATCCACTTCCTGTGGGTAGTACATCTTTTCTTTTAAATAGGCCACTCTATCACCAGCTTTCTTAAGTCTTTCTAAGTTTTGCACAGTGATTTGGTCAGCCTTCTCTTGGTCACTTACTAACATCTCAATCTTATGTAAGTCGGATGTGTAAGGTTCACTTAGGAAAGCTCCAAGGGTGCTCTTCTCTTTGGCCTCCATTCTATACTTGTTAGATATAAAGAGTCCATGTATGCGAGCTGTGTCTTTCTCATTATTATATGTAAGGAAATTGAAGTTGTCTACATCGAACATTAAGCTCTTTGCATCCATAAACTTCTTCATATCACCACCTGTACCTGTAAGGATTGGAGAACAACCCCAACCAAATGGTGTAGTGAAACCTGGAATCGCAGCTTGCAATCCACGTAAGAAACTTCCTTTACCTATCTCATCAATGATGAGCTTTCTAGGTTTTGTACCTGCGATAGCTTCCTCATTATTACCTTCATCAAGGTTACGAATTAGGATGGAAGAAAAAGGGATACGTTCTCCAGACTTAGTCTTGATACCAAGGGTCACTTGGTTTTTCCAGTTATCCTCAATTCTCTGCCATCTCCAATATTCTGGAATGAAGTTAAGCCCCTTATCAATCTTATCTGTGATAAGCTTAATATCTGGAGCGTTCAAACCAGCAATAATGTTTTGTGAGTTTTCATCAAATGTTGCACCCCATGCAATATAAGATGCCTCAATAACGGACTTAGCAAAACGTCTAATACCTAGAATGACTAAGCCTTTTCTTTCTTTTTGTGCTCTGTCAATTTCGTTTGTTACTAGCCACTCGTTATCACGTAATAAAGGATTAGAATATTTCTGTGCAATCCTTCCATACTCATCAATAATATCCACCTCTGTATGCCAGATGTTTAGGTGCCAATATAAAAAGGGGTTGATATATACACCCCCCATCATACAGCCATTTAAACATAGGTCTTTATGAAAATCATAAAACGGTTTATATTCCTCAGACGCTCTGTCTGGCAGACGCTTCTGATTGATAAACCAGTCTTTGTAATCTATACTCTGTACGTGTACGCTCATTATCTTCTGTTCTTAAGAAACTCTTCTGCAGCACCAGATAATTCTCCTTTACCTCTCACTTCCACCTTAGCCTCTTCAACACTTCTTAACTTGTCTACCACCTCAATTAGAGCTAGGTAGTTCTTCATTGTCTCTTGTACAAACTTACCTTGTGCCTCAATGCTTGCAATTACCATTGGTAACATTCCACCTTTAGCTGTAGGCTTCCACTCAATCCTGTCTTTTAGTTCATGTAGTGGGTTTGCATCAACATAAGCTTTCCAAGACGTAAGTTGTGACTCAGCCCATTCAAGCTCTGTATTTATAAATGTAGTTTTCTTAATAGTTGTCGCCATAATCTTCGTCTTCTTCTTTTAAAATATTGTCCAGATCCATCCCTTCCTTGATAATCTTATCAATCTCAGATTCGTCTGTATGAGGCACATCCATCTCAAGCTTTGTCTTGTACTTATCCATTACAAAAGCTAGCTCCTTATCTGTCATTCCCCATATATCTCCATATTCATCAAGAGCTGTAGCGATGTGTCTTCCCATGTTGTATTCTGGGAATCCCTTATGTAGTTCTTGAAGCGTATGAATTATACTATTGTAATAATTCTTCTTACTCACTGTATTATAATAATTGGTTTAGGTCCTCATCGGACAATTTTATATTTATTTGTGACTCGTCTGAGTCTAGATTTGTATCTTCCTCAGGAGACATGTATGATGAGTTGAAGGCAATTCCTATTTTATCCTGTTCTACACCATTAACACCAAGGATGTCAATGTAATCCACACCAGAATTGTATATTTCTGTCAGGTGGTCCAATAAAACTGATAAAGGAATCTTTCTTAATATGACATCATGGTTATTCTCCATCGATAGCTTGTTTTATTTCATCATATTCGTCATCTGTCATCATTTCTTTCCACTTACCAATTGGGCAAGCACATGACAGACATTTTGTTTTGGCTGATAGGGTACATCCACAATCTATACAATGTACATCTGGTCTAATAGACTTATGTTTTGTGGAGATGTTTTCACAGGCATTACAGATGGCCATTCTTTCCTCACTAACCTTAGTGATTAGGGCCTTCATTTCAGCTGGAGGAAATAACTTGTTTCTCCATCCTTCATAAACCTTGGATAAATCAATCATATCTGAGCTTTGGTTTTAGTTGATTGATTGTTATATGTGTGTTGGCTAATGTCACTGTAGCAGCATTTCTTCTCTGCTCTGTAATTGTGTCATCAGCCAGTATTTTTTCCATTGCTCCCACCTTAGCGTGTAGGGCTTCTAGCTTCTTAATGGCCTTTTTGTTGTTAAAGAGGAACTTACCAAATCCAGATATCTCTACACTGTGGTTGGTGTCAAGGGCCTCGTTAGCGGATTGGAACTGATGGTTGACAACAGCCTCAATTGTCTTCTCACTTGTAAGCATCTTAACAGCTAGCGTCCTAATCAAATAGTCCTTGACGGACATGCTTATTGGCTTATCCATGGCTAAGGGTTATTTGTAACACTATATCGTTCTCGAAGTTGAGGATGATCATTGGGTTCACCTTCACCTTTGTTCCATCCTTCACAAACACCCCCAGCTTCTTAAGCTTGGAGATGATGTTATTTATTGTAGGAGCTGTACTGTCGTATTTCTCACAGAACTCTTGACGTATATTAGCATAGCTGATATTACCCTTTATAGCTGTAAATGCCACGAGCTGTATTTCCCTCTGTGTAAGCTTCAACCCATTCAATGCTGACAATAGGGAATAATACTTCTCAGCTGTAGCGAATTGATCTTCTACAGGCTTTCTAAGCTTCTGAACTATTGTCTTCTTGGTTGTTGGTTGTTCCATATTTAATTAGGGCAAAGGTAATTGATTTCCAATCATCTACAAATAACTTAATTAGTTATTTATAACACCTAATGCTATATTATGCATCATTTCCTTGGTTATCTATCCAGAACAGAACACTAATGTTTACAAAAAAGAAACCTATACGTAATTCTCTCTCTACATTACCATCATCTAATGTGAATTCTGTATACGATAAGCCTATAAGGAAATAAGGACTTCTGAACAGGTTAATCTCTAGTGCAAAATCTATTTCGTTATACCTGGAGAAACCATGTACTAAGGAAGTGACAATCAGTAGTGTTACTATTATATATATCATGTTATTAGTTTTTAACCCACCCTCCACCCCAAAGGTAAGGGGGTGAAATTCATATTAACAAATTTATTTTCAAATTGTGGATAACTTATTATATGCCTACAAATATAATGTGTCATAAAAGGGACATATTATATGTATATGCGTATTATAAGACACATTATGTAAAGCTATACCTTTACAAAACGTAAAGAAGTGTCAAGTTATAGCTTGACAATCTAGGAAGTGAAACACAGCCAAACCCAGAAGTGTCTAAATAAACTCCACATCATCCCCCTTACCATTCATGGGATTGTCATACACCCTAATATCATCAGAGTAGAAATGTTTGACAACTCCTCCAGGGAACCTAACCAGCCACACTGTATTCACGTTTAGCCCATAGTCCATAATGAACATAGCTTCCCCTTCCCCATGTGCTTTGCACCAAACGGGAATAGTTGGATTGAGCTGTAGCATCATGCCATACATATATTACAATTTTATTTAATACAAATATACGCTATTTACTTGAGACAAAAAAATTTTTATAAACCTAGGGGTCTATTGTATGTAGAGGGGAAGAGGGTACTACCAATTGCAACCCCACCTATGATTGGGGAAGTTGGGACACTCCCCCATTTATTCATAATCAAAAATCAAAACAAAATGACAACAGAACAATTGTTATCAGACGTCTTACACAGAGACGAAGCATCCCAAGGTACATCAGTAGGAACATTCCAAGAAATGTTCGCAGATTTTCAATCTCTACTTGTTAAGGAATCAAAGACAGGTGCCAAGCGTGCAACTGTTATGGTTCGTAAAGACGGTAAAGTGTATGCTATTGTTTGTTCAGAAAGATTAACTGGCCTTGTTAGAGCTGGTAAATTGGGAATGAGCGAGATTGCAGGCTTTCCAATCTTTAAGAGTGACAAGAATAAAGGGATTTACGTGGGCTTACCTTCTGACGGCTGGTTAGAAGTTCGCTCAATCAAGGTGAAAGAGTTTATTCCTGTGGCTGTTAGTATCAACGATACTATTGCCTAATGAATTAGAGAGGGCCTTCGGGCTCTCTCTTTCTCTTTTATATGTATACATAAAACAAAAACAAGCTTATGACACCAGAACAAATCAAGACAATCCTGAAATGGTACAGAGTTTCTGAGGGAGAATTAGGAACTAATCAAGAAGAAATCAACCTAATAGTAGATGTTCTTCTTCCAGCTCTTCCTTATGATGAAGAATATGATGAACTAAGAGAACTTTGGTCAGTCTATTTTCTTCCTGATTTAATCAAGAGAGTGAACAGAACTGATGGAAAGGGATACTTTGCACCAATAGAAGAAGGACAATAACAGTCTTTCTTCTATTGTACATATAAGCGGTGGGAAATAACATATGTTTGGGTGGGTTATAGTAAAAAGAATACATAATTCATTGATTCTCAATGTATTCTCTGTACATATATGAATAGACGTATAACCATAGACAGATAAATAGACTATTTTTACAAACCGTTATATGTAAAACATAATACAATACATATAGCATTAA